TTAAGTTGATTGAATTTTAATATATTGACGCACTAGGCTTTTCAATCCTATGTCCGAGAAGAATTGATTTGTAAGAGTTGTGTTTAAAATCGCACTATTTGCTACTCGCCAGTATCCTTTACGGGTATTGGCAAACTTTATAGCTTGATAGTGTTCAAGTCCCAGCTTCTTAAGGTTTTTATATCTAGTTCTAACTTTCTTCCACTGTTTCCATATACACATTCTTAATCTTTGCCTTATCCAAATATCTATGTGTTCTACTATTCCTTTGCATTTGGCTATTCCATAATAGTTAATCCACCCAACATTAATTAAGTTAAGCTTCTCTATTCTTTGTTCCAAAGTCATCGGTTTTGACCTAGATAGTATCTCTTTGATTTTATCTTTATGTCGACTCAGTGATTGCTTTGATATAGATGCATATGCTTTTCCATACATTAGGTTTAATGTATATCCTAGAAATTTTCTTCTCCAAGGTCTATCTACTGCACTCTTCTGTCTATTTACTTTAAGTTTGAGCTTGCCTTCAATAAAAGCAGTTATGTTCTCCATGACTCTTTTACCTGCTCTCTCACTTTTAACATAGATATTACAGTCGTCCGCGTAGCGACAGAATTTATGACCTCTCATTTCTAACTCTTTATCTAGTTCATCTAGCATTATGTTAGATAACAATGGACTCAACGGTCCTCCTTGTGGAGTTCCTTCTTCATTTCTTACCACTACACCATTTATCATTATTCCTGACTGAAGGTATTTCCTTATTAGGGATAATACTCTCTTATCCTTAATGCTTCTTGATAATTTATACATTAAGATATCATGGTTAACCTTATCAAAGAATTTCTCTAAGTCCATATCAACAACCCACCTATAGCCATCATTGATATATTGCTCTGCTTTCTTAATTGCGTCTTTAGCACCTCTTTGAGGGCGGAAACCAAAGCTACTTTCAGAAAATCTTCTATCATAGATACTATTTAATTCTTGAGCAATAGCTTGTTGGATAAGTCTATCCAAAACTGTAGGTATACCTAAGAGTCTAGTACCACCATTAGGTTTTGGTATTTCTACTCTTCTAACTGGCATTGGTCTATACTCACCATTAAGAATACTCTCTCTAATAGATACCCAGTTTGTTTTCAGAAATTGTTTAAGTTCATAAACTGTCATTCCGTCCACGCCATGGCTACCTTTATTAGATATTACTCTTTTAAGAGCCAAGTTCATATTATCCTTGTATAATATCCTTTCTAGTGAGCCATATTCAAATCCACTGATTTTCTCCTTTGGAGTTGCCGAGAATTCTCTATGCACCCTTTGCTTATCTTCGAGTTCCACTCTATCTTGGGCACTAGAGCCTAAATATTTAGTTTTCTGCAATCTTTGAGTACTCTGCGAAACTTTCAAACTTGAAAACCTCCTTAAAGTTCAGTCCTTCATCCGCTATCGCGATTAGCGGAGTTACTATGACTTCTGCTGACTTCTGATAGTTCAATTACATATCACTATGTAGGTTATCGCTTTAGAAATTCATCTTATCAGCAATGTATCTATCAGACCTCCCCAGGTAAGAACAACAACCTTCATCTCATATATCTGCTACATTTACTCCTAGAAATTTGGGATAGTGTAGGACTTTGTTTTGTTTTGCAAACTCGTCCGTCCCTAGTAAGCCTTATATGTAGTTCGTATCCCTCAGACCGAGATTTTGCCTTAGGCTTCCTTCAGATTCCACCTCACGATGGACACCCTTGCCCTTAGCTAGTGGTTCCCACTACCAAGCCCACAGCGGACTTTCACCGCCAAGTTGTTGCCCATGCTGGGCACACAAAAATAGCTAAGTTTCATATTTGTGAAACCTAGCTATTTCAACGCTTTTGGTGCTCCCAACAGGGTTCGAACCTGCGACCTATGGATTCGAAGTTTAAGAACCTCTATATGTCATATCGAAGAAAAATATTATCAAAACTAAGTAAAATCAACTAGTAAATGCATATTGTAAATAAATTGAAATATCATATTGAAGACACTTAATATCATCTTAATAACAGTCACTCCCCGCAAAATTCCCCCGCAAAAAAAATTAGCTAAATACTGTATAGATACCACTGACAATTATCTTTCACATATCTAATCTCAATAGATTTCTCTATTCCATTAAAAATACTTTTACACTTAAATATCATAATATTAACTTTATCAATCTTAGTTTCATCTACATATAAAATTTTATTTATAGTATAAACACTATAGCTTTCATCTTCAGCAAATATTCTAAAACGGATTGGAGCAATCTTACCATCATAATTAAATGCTGCAACCATTTCCACCTTTTGATTTAAAATCAATATTCTCACCTCAAATGCACTTAGATAAAATAATTATATAAGAACATTAGTTCTCATGTCAATGTGATTAGAAAATTTCACCTTGTCTATAATTAAAACGAGGTGAGTGTATTGAAAAGAAAAAGAAGTTATATAATTGTAGATAGTAATATTAAAATTGGACTATTAATCCTAGTTTCTTCATTATTATATGTAATTTTAAGATAAAAAAATGAGCCTAATGAAAAGGCTCATTTTACTGGCTTAGGCAGAGCTGTAATAAACTTAGCCCAACCACCTTCGTATTTTATTAAATTCAAAGAATGATATCTTTTTAAATTAAGTAGATCTTCAAGTATATATGGATCTAACTCTTCTTTTAATTCCTTAAAGTTATCTTTATCGCAACCACTAATAAGCATATAGCTTGCATTAGCCGCTTTTAATTCATTCCTAATCTTACTTATTTGCCCTAGATAGTGGCATGATATAATTGGTTTTGCAGAAAACTTAGCTATTTGAGATAGCTTACTCCTTAGGAAATCCTGACAATTAGGAACCTGGTATAATTCATCAAAAATAATGTTAACCTTAACCCTTTGCTCCGAGTCTGGAATATCCCACTTCCTTTTCTGTAACGCTCCCCAAATCTTAGTAAGCCAGTAAGTACAATAGATATCCTTCTCTTGCTCTGTATTGAACATAACCTCAGGCATCTTTATACAGATTAACTGAGCTTTTTGCATTTCTTCAACTAAATTTATATTGTTCTTGGTGTCTTTTTTAAGCATAAGTTCCATGTAAGAGTTTTGTTTAAGTTTTTGTACCCTACTTAATATCCCTTGCGTATAACTTGCCTTGGTTCCTACAATTTGAGGTGGAGTGTCCTTAGTACCTTTGCTTATCTCATCTATTTCATACAGAGTATTAATGTATTCCTCTAAATTTTCTTCTTGATTACTTGGAGCATATTTTATATATTCATGCCTTGATACATGGTCCTGTAATATCTTAAACACATCTTTTATAGGTCCATTTTGTATAAACACCAAAACTGCTGCAGCTTCTAAAACTCTTTCCATCCTAGCCCTAAATTCTTCATCGTCATTCAAGTAGTTGACTAAAGTTACGAGCTGAGCAGTCTTAGCTTTAGCACATCGATATACTTCGAATATGCTGTCGTTTAGCGGTTCAACCTCGTTATAACCTAAGCCTTGGAGCTTATCGAAGTCACTACAATCTATTGTAAATACTTTGCTTTTATCTATTACTGAAGATACATCATTTGAAAGCTCACAATTACCGCAGAAATCAAAGAGTATAGTCGTTTCCTTTGCTGTTATACTATCTTTAGCCATATTACTTATTAATGTTGTTTTGCCAGCCCTGGTTGGTCCTATAAGACATAGAGTAAGGTACTTAAACTCTTTATCATTGCTTAGATAAGCCTTTTTACTATTGCCCTTATATGTGTTTTTACCTATAGAGATAGTCCCTTGCTGTAGCTCCACTGGTAGATCACTCTCCAGGGTATCTATTTTCTGTATTATTTTAAATTCACTTAAAAGTTCTCTGCCTGGTAGTTGTAGCAGATTACTACATTCGTTCAAGCTCATTTTATTGCTGTCTATATTCCATTTGTATCTCTCTATATCAACCTTAGAATTTACTTTTTTATAAATAAGCTCATTATCTAATTCTATAGACTTATAGCTCTGACATACACTCATAGCATTATTTAATCTTCTACTATCCTCAGAGCTGTCAGATACCACTAAAATTTGAGTATTTAACACTACATCATTCTTCTTTTTTAAAGTTGCAGCTGAAAGTTTTTTGTCTATGTTTATTGTACTAACTGCAAGCTCTAGCACGTCCATTTGATTATCATGCTTTTTATGTGTATTATTAAACAGCTCGTTAATGGAATCTAAAAGATTATCTACTAACTGCAGAAATACTATGGTAGCCATTTTTAATAAATAAGTAGCAGAGATTTTATCTCTAGTTACTGGAATATTAGCTTTGAATTTTTCTATGGTCTTAGCATAATCACTCCGCCATGTATATTGGCTCGTAGGGATAAAATTATATAGTACTGTAACTCTATCAATATCTTTCATTATATCTATAACATTAAGAATATTACACAATGGCTCGTTGCTTTTTCTATCAACCTCCAAGGATAAAGCATCTTCATATTTATAGTTGAGTTGGTATTTAAGGACTTGATCTGTAAACTTAGGAATACCTTGTATTTCTTCAATTGTTATCTTAGGCCATATATCTCTTATTTTACTTTTAGCTATGCTAATATACTGCTGTGGTACAATAAAAATGAAATCTACTCTGTCTCTATATATATCAACCACATAAGAGCATTTAACTTTAGTTTCTATAATGAAGTGTTTTTCCTCTTTTCTAATTTGTTGAGTAATTTTTTTATACATGTGAAAAATCATCTTAGCGAGATTGCTAGAATTATAGTTTCTTATAGAAGTATCAGGAATTAATCTTAAGTATTTATAGACGGGTTTTTGCACCTGTATTAATTGGGTAAATGTCATTTTCTTCATAATGCCATCACCAGTAACTTAAGTACTACATAGATGGAAATACCTATAGGCATATATTTAATACCTTTTTTATGTCCCATAACCGCCATTAGTAAAGCTCCAGCACAGTATACCATAGCAATTATTTCTACTACATTACATAATCCGTTCATAACAATAACAAAGGTTGCATAAGGATGCGTAATTACCCAAGATAAGTTATCAAAAAAGCTTGCTATGCTTTCAAGTGGTTTTTTAATCGCGTCTATTTTATCTTGAAATATATTAGTATTTGCTGGTGCGTGGTACTTCCCTCGCTCAATAAAACTGTCGAAGTAACCTTTAGCTTGATTTGTATCTACGTTATTAAGTATTTTTTGCATGTTATCTATTATCTGCTGATTATGTTCATTCTGAGTCTTCATTTCATCCATTATAGTTTGAGCATTATTCATCTGATTATAAAATTCATCTAATTCATTTATAAACATCTTTAACTCCTACTTCATTGATGAAAATGCAGTATCTATCTCTTTAAAGAACCATGGAAGGATTGAAAAGGCTGCATAGGCCACTATATACTTAAATATAACTTTGCCTATATTTTTACTATCACCTGCATTTAGGCTCTTGATTATATCAATTCCAGCACATATTAAACATGCCCACTTAGCAAAACTTTTTACATAGAACCAAAATCTGCTACCAACACTATCAAATGGATTTCCTGCAGCTAGAGCATTAACGGAGCATTCCATTAATATTGCTATTGTAAATACTGCTACCCTTCTGTACTGCTTATGTCTATATAATATTTTAGCTTTTTTCTCTAACTCAATACTTTCTTTAGATCTTAAGTAATTTAAAAATTCTTTCAAAGTGTAAGTTTGTTTTTTACTAAATAACTCCATTTTGTACAAACCACCTCGTATATTTATTTTAAAATTGGATATCATAAAAAATGTAAGGAGTGATAAATATGACAATACCATTTACAGTTGCACTAGTTGTTTTGACTTTAAAAGCTATCGCAGAAATTAAAGGATATTAATATATTGTGAATTTTACATAGAAACGTTAAATCTAAGCACGTTTTAAAAATCTTAAGCATACGCTATAGTGTAACGTATGAGCTAGAGCGAAGAAGTTCACTAGAGCACCATAGCCAAAGTCTAACTCCACGAAAGTTAGACTTTTTAAGCTATTTCTATATCTAAATCCTATCAAAGAATAGTTTTATTTCTCTATTTTCATGATTAATTTCATAATTTATTGAAAAGTTAGTTAGAAACTTGTCACCACAAAAAGCTTCATGTATAGCTCCTAATCCTAAACTTTCCTCTAAAAAATTATCTATAAACTTATCTAAGCTAAGTTTTTCCTTATCTTTATAACTATCATATAACTCCATTAAAAACTCATATAAATTTTTCATAACTTATATCCTCCGCCTTATTTAAACAATATAAAGCCCTTATTTCTCTTTTCTCATGATCTACTGCATAGCCAACTTTATAATTAAGCCCTTCATCACGTACATCTTTAGGTAGAGATTGATAGAATAATTCGATAACTTCTTCAATACTCATAAATTTATATATAAACGCATCAAATGATATAGTATCTTTTTCATCTGAACTTTTATAAACCTCGGCAGCTAATTCATAAATATTCATTTTCATTACATAAGCACAGCCATCAGGAACCATTTCCGAATACTCTTCTTTAACAAATCTATCAAGAATGTAATTTTGACTTGTTAATATAGACCACCTATTTTCTCCTGGCAGTTGTTTAAGCAACTTGCCATCTATCCAACCTACTAAGTCTCCATCATATACCATAACCCTCATATTCTCTTTAAGCATTTTATACCTCCAAATTATAATTATTTAAAAATTAAGATCCAATAATCCCTTTTTAGGCTTTTCTTCTTTAACATGTATTGATTCTTTTACAGCTTCATTATTATCACCATTGTGCATTATTGCCCTTAGGGTATCTTTTATAAAGCCACTTTGATTACTGTGTCTTAGTATCCATTTGTAAAGCTCTAAGTCATCTTCATTTTTCTTAAAACTAATTGTCAAAGGTTTAATATCATTTATAATAAGTTCATCAACTTTTTTCTTTACCATATCCTATTGGCCACCTCCCTAAACCCTATAGCATTAGCAAAAACAGGGTTAGGAACTACGAAAGAATTTTTATATCGATTAGTAAAAGCTTTTGAAAATAACTTATAACCTCCACCAGCTATAGCTAATTTCTCACTTCTTACTGGGAATTTCATCATTAAATCTTCATTAATCTTATCAAAGTTCTTTTTTAGAATTTCAATTACAAAGCTTAAGTCAACATTATCTCCATCTACTTGAAGATACCCTTTTTCTATAATTTTTTCTGCATCCAATAGGCCTAAATCAAGTGTATATAATGAATTAAGTTTATCTGCAATATCCTTATAGATATTTAAGGTTCCTACCGCTACAGTCGAGGAAATTTTAACTTTTCCATTTACTACGTATACTATCTCAGTAGTCCTACCACCAATGCAAACAATCACAATATCGTCAACTGTATTAAGCGAGTAATAAACTCCTATTCCTTCAGGATAAACCTCGAAGTCAGATATTATTATTTGTTTCGGTTCGCCATTAAGAATGACTTTTCTCATTCTGTTTTCTAAAACCATTTCTTTAAGGTTGTCTTTATTATTTTTATACTGATTTATAGGAAGTCCGCAAACAACTTGTTGAACTTCATTACCACTATTTAAAGCAATTGAAGTCAATAAAAGTGGTAAAAAATTAGTTTTACTAGCCTTATTCAGCTCTGTTTCAAAGTTGCCTTCTCCTATATAAAACTTTTTATCATCATATTCTATACTCATATTAGATCCTAATAAGTTTTCTTCTGTCGTAACTAGACTTTTTATATTAGTGTACACATCCTTACTTATCCACTCTTTTACACTGTAGTTGCCTACGTCTATACCCCTTTTCATTTTTCCTCCTGGAATATTACTAAGTATTAGATTAATTTTCTCGGCTGGCACCGAACACTTTAGTTATAGATTAGGTATGGTTAGATGTGATTTAGAATTTCTTTAATCTATTTTTACTTTTTTTGAACTTCTTGATATATGTGTATGCCAAAACTTTTATAAAGTTTCTTATTTTTTTAGAAAAAATATAAATTATTTTTAAAAAGTTATAAAAAAATATTTGGTATTATTCTAAATACCAAATATCATTAACATTTCTATTCAATTTTTTTGCTACTTGAAGCGACTTTTCCAAATTAGGTCTACTTGCACCTGATTCCCACTGATAATAAGATTTAGGATTGACTTGTAGCATATCAGCGAATTCCGTTGGTTCCATCATAAATTCTTTCATTCGGATTTCCCTTAGCCTATTTTTCACAGCCAATATATCACCTCTAATGATCCTATATTAGGCACGAAACACAATTACTGCTAATAATTATATACTTACTGAACACTCTTATCTTCCTTATCTTCCTCATCTTTCAATTCTTCTATTTTTTTCTGCTCATCTTTCAACAATAATGTTTCAGGGATTTTTTTATTTTCCATTGAAGGTATTCCAATGTTCTCTCCATTTAATATTATGCTAGGGTTATTACTAAATAACTTTACATTGTTTTCTTCTAATCTTGCCAATTTTTCATGTATTTCAGGACCACTTTTTACATTATTTAAGTCTTTTTCTTCTACATTTAACCCTTGTTGCTCTTTTATTAATCTCATGTATTCCCCTCTTACTTTTATATCTCCAAGAGCTTTATCCTGTCTCGCTTTCCAACTGAAATTATCCTTATAAACTTCATATGAAAATTTTATAATTGCTCCTAAAATTCCAAGGGCTGCTGCATTTCCGCTTAAAAAAGCTAAAAATGTCCCTGACTCAATACGATTATACATAATAGGTTCTTCTTCAGCAGATATACCAATAATTGAACATATGTCATTATACATATATTCTAAACTCTTCATAGATTCTAGTGTCGTTCCCAAATCATTATTTTCAGATAGAAGCCTTATACTAAAAGCACTTTCTTTAATGCCTAATGTAAGTCTATCATTAATATCTGCTATAGTTTTTATATCCTCTTGCAATCTATTAAACTCATTAACCATAATATTCAAAGCAACAATTAGTTCTATAAAGTGCATTCCTGTATCGGCGTTAATTATAATTGTCTTATATTTGTGAATTACTCCGTAAGCATATTCCATCCTTTTAATAAAAGTGTCAACACCTATCACACTATCATCATATTTTTTCAGTTCTGCTATAGCCATCCATAAATTCATAAAATCAATTTCTATCAAACTTTTGATAAGCTCTTTATGAAAATTAGTAGCTCTACTTCGTAAAGTATTAGCATTATTTATGGAGGAGCCATCTCCACCAGCAATCGCATTGTTTAGTAAAAAACCATAGGAAAAAGCATCCCATCTTCTGTGCTCTTCCAATATACCACTAATATCTTCAATAGTTTTTCTAATCGGTTCTATATCTTTTTTTATGGATATAGTTTTTTCATAAATATCATTGTAGTTCATAACACACCTCTTCTATTCTCAACTGCTTAAATTTTGTTGTTTAGATGTAAAATTATATATTTTAACCATATACTACAATAATACCAAAAAGTAGACAAACTTGCAAAACTTAATAAAATTACTAATATATTTAATTTAATTTATTTTATTTTCCTATTTTTATTAGGTATGTACTCAAGAAGATCCGCTATTTCACAATTCAGTGCTTCACAGATTAAATCCATGTGATCTAAATTAATCCTATCTACTAACTCATTGTATATTTCAGAAATTGTATTAGGCCTAATGCCTGTCTTCCTTACAAGGTCAGCCTGTGTCCATCTTCTCTCCCCTAACAGTCTAGATAGATGTATCTTAACCATACTAAAACCACCTTACAATAACCATTTTAAGGATATTGTATCGCTATTAAGTATTTTAAAGCGTATTTTGTTATAAAATAACTAATTACGTTATAAGACATTATATAATTTCTTTATACTGACAAAATTACTGGCACTGGTGAGTTTCTCCTGTAAAAGTCTTACAGTTTGATTGCTTGTCATTATTTTATATGATAAAATGAGTAAGTAATGTTAATCTGTTAGCTGTGATAATATCACAACCTTAACTATAGTAAGGAGGTGATATGTATGAATGATAGTATTGTAATACTATTGCAAGGGGGATTATTCCTTATTGCTCTAATTACTTTAGTTATTAAGCTGATTGAATTAGCAACGCAAAAACACTCTTAAAATCATACTTAATGACTTAAGAGTGTATATAGGTATTACTTTTTAAAAAGTAGAGTGCTACGAACGCTCTGCTTTTTTCATTATATACTTATTATACATTTGATACTATGGTTTGTAAAATATTTTATTTTATTATTTTTGCCTTTATTTTCCTTATAGTGCCTATATGGTAGTAAAATCGCTGATTGAATAAGTAAATTTATACTTCGCACCGTTCTTAGCTTTATAATATTGGTTACTTTCGTTTGCACATTGCTTCTCCAAAAATTGTTCTATGGCTGGTTTATATACACTCTCAGGGTATACTCTAGCAATCCCAGAGAACGTTGGATAGTACAGTTCTTCGCATTTAATATTATTTTCTTGTATATATTCCTCGATTATTACAGTAACTAACTTAGCATTAAGAGAATTTTTTATTTCATTTTTATTATTTTTATATCTATATATTTTATATTTTCTAGCTATCTCGCTATCAAACAAAAGCTGTTCATCTAGTTCTATCTTCTTATAATATGTATTTTTCCCCACCATTAACCTCCTCGTTTTTACTTTTTATTACTAAATATGTTAAAATATCAAAATAATTGTACCATTTGGAGTAAATTATGTAAATTATATTTTTATTGTTTTTATATCTGCAAACAAAAAAAAGCCTAGAAGGGAAAATCCCTTCTAGGCAATATATCTATTGTGCTGCAGTCTGTACAGCGCTTTGTATGTCATTAAGCTTCTTGGTTAATGAAAAATTAGTAGATTGTAATTCTTGAATTTGCTGATTTTGAGAAACTACTTGATCCTGAAGTTGCTTAACTTTATCGTCTTTTAAGGCTTCCTTACCCTTATTTACTTCCCCTGCGATTGTCTGTCTTAGGTAATCCAACTCTTCTTGTGTAAGCCCTGGAACCTTTTTTAATAGTAGTTCATCAAACATCTGAGCCTTTGATTGTATAGCATTTTCTAATGTTTGAGTTATTCTAAAGTTTTCATCCACAATACCCCAAACTTCCTTTGCAGTGTCTATCTGTTGTTGATGATCTTGAATAAATTTGCTCTGTTCAATAGCATCCTTTTTAGATTTGAGTACTTCAATAGCTGCATCTCCTACTGGTTTTACTAATACCGCAATGATACTAACACCTGCAGTTACTAAAATTGGGCTTACTAGATTAATTAAAAAGTTTAACATAAAATATTCCTCCATTATTTTATTATTTTTTAATATAAAAAAGAGTACCTTTTACAGTACTCTTAATCTTATAAATTCCTTGTGTAGTCACCTTTTAGGAACATATCGCACTCTTCATTCCTTCTATTAACTAAGCCTTGAAGCACTTGACTTCCTGCATGAGTCCAAGCTAAGAAGTTTTCTCTTAAGCTTTCATCCCTAACTCCAGCACAAATTCTCTTGTATAGATTTGATTGATTTAAAAGTCCATCTACCCCACAGTTGTATGCAAAGCTTGCTAATGCATCAAATTGATTTTGAGTAAGAACTACTCCTTTGCTATCTAGGTCTGCTTTAATACTCGAAGCTTTATCATTTATTTCTTCTTTAAGCCACTGTGTAGCCTGTTCTTCTGTACAATGCCCTAATGCTACTAAATCTTTTCTAGTAGTACCATAGCCTATAGTCATAACACCAGTACCATCATCATAAGCATGATCTACAAATCTTTCATAGTCCTTTACAAAATTTATAAGAGCATCAGACACAAGGCTAGAATTATTTTGAATAGTTTCTTGTGTTTGTGGAGAATCCCACTTCCAAATAACACCTGATTTTGTGTTAGGACCTTTGTCGGTGTCGTATACTATGTTATACTTATTGCCTAAGTCTTCAAGTACTGTAACATTTTCATTCTGTACAGTGCCGATTTGTTCGTTGGAATTTATGTCAAACACATATCGAAGACATGGAACATGTAAAGAATGGTCATTATCGTAGTATATACAAGCATTGGTTACATATGCTTCACGTTCTCCTCCTGGTACAGGATATCTGCACCTCACTAGCTGTCTAGAATAGCTTACGTCTATAACTGTAATTCTATCTCCATCATCCACTCTATGACCTTGTTGAATACTTCCGTCAGCGTTCCTACAATACAAAAAATCTCCTCTTACAATTGCATTACTCATTAATAATTCCTCCCTTTACTTTTTTGAAATAAAAAAAGTTACTGCTGCAGTAGCAATAACTGTTATAACTGTTTTTATTAAGTTTTCCCAATTTTGACCTGGCTTTTTTTCTATATCCTCGATTTTATTTGCTATTAGCTGAATCGAATCTTTTATCTCGTTAAGTATTTTAAATACCATCTTAGTTTGTTCCTCTGTCTTCCCTTGAGCTACTGACAAAGCAGTTAGATCCTTTTTTACATCCTCTAATTCATCTTTAAGCTTATTAAAATCATCTTTAAGTGCATCTATCAAGGTCGCCTGTCTGCAGTTGTTGCAACTATCACTCATCCTACACCTCCACAAATTGCTAAATAAAAAAACATCTAATTCTTATAGATGTTATTAACGCTTAAAACTAGTTTGATTGTGCAACTGGATTTAATAAACTTTGAAGTGGTGCTCCATCTTTCAGCTTTAATTGTCCGTCTACAACATGAAATTGCTTAAAGTTATAGAAGATTAAATAATTATACTCTAGGTATAAAGCTCCAAATACTTTAGACATTTCTTCTACTCTACTTTCCCCAAAAAACTCTGATAAATTTCGCTCTGGTGTAGAAGCTTGATATATCTCTCCGTCAGATAAATAATAAACAAACAACATATTATCCCTCCTATATTCTTGCTACAACTATAACATCTATAGCTCCCTCGCCTATAGTGTTCCCAGGCGTTGTCGTGTTTGCATCCCATCCCCACATAGTCTTAGTTTCAATTCCAATTTTCTGTAAACAAGGCTGTACTACTAACTCTCTCGTATCTCTATTCCAGCTTAGTAGATTTACAAATATAGTCCTAACTGCATCTTTGTTTTGTTGTGCCCATGCTGAGCTATCAATGTTCCCGTAACTACAAATTACCGTAAAATCCTGATTTATACCCATACCTTGAAAGTCTGGCGGTAATACTATCGTTGTGGTAGAACCATTTTTAACTCCAGGTCTTACTACTCCATAATCTAAAGACTTTATAGGTCTTTCACCTCCACCATTATTAATAAAAGCACCACTGGCGTTCATTAAAGCATACTTTCCATCAGGCTTAGACCACTTAGAGCAATCTTTAGTATGATATGCTGTATCGCCCCCTTGACCACCTATAGTAAAGTCACCTAAAATATTTAAGTTTCCGTTTATATCTCCTTTAAAAACTTCTACATTATTATTGTTTCTTATAGAGATATTACCGTTTCTTACAACTAGACCATCTGAGCTAGATACATCTACATTCACAGTGTGTATCTCGTCAGGAGAAGGGCACCAAGGTACATAATTACTACCTGACGCAAGCATTAAATCACCTACAAAGGTTACATAGGCTCCACTATAGTCTGTAACACCATAATGAGTTACTTTAAATTTTATTTCGTCGAAATCATTGGTTATTTTAAAGTCACACTGGACTAGTTTTCTTCCGTCAGCGTTTACTCCCCCAAAATCTATATAATTAACTGCATTACCATTATTCCAAATTTCTATACCACAAGATGCTCCTTTAGTTGCGCTCTCGGCACGTAAAACGCAACTAAAATAATAATCGGTATTTTTAGACATAGTTAAATTATCTTTGTTGTGTATTGATTGATATATAGCTGTGCTTTTACCTAATGTAGTAGGATAAAAACCTCTATATCGACCATCTAACATAGGTCCTAAATACCAATTACCACCGCTCTCTGCTCCATAAAACCACCAATTCGAAAATCCTAATTTAAAGTTAGAATTTTTGATTAAATTGGTAACTCCTGTAACTCCCATAGCAGCCTTTATGGTATCGGCACTTATGGTAAAATTACTACCATCCCAATTAATTTTACCCCCAAAGCTGAAAGTGCCATTGTCCATATTAATCCATGTACTTCCGTCCTTACTTCTTAAATATCCAGCTTTTATTAGCTCCGCGGAAAGTTGTCCAGTGGTAATTACAGATGCATTTATCGTTCCATCTATAAGCATACCTAGAGTAAAAGGACCATTAATACCTGTCTTACTTCCTCCTATTCCCTCATAGTTCATTCTTAAGCATTTTTGAGCGGTACTTGGACTAGGTGAGTCCATTATATAAATTTCTTGTGGCTGTCCGCCTGCATCTCTTTTATAATATACGTAGCCACCTTGTACACCAGTTAATATCTGTGTAGCTACTTCCATAGCCTTTAATAAGTCGCTTTTCTGTGTTTCTATAGTATTACCTATTTGAGATACAGAATTATTAAGTGAATTAAATGTATCTGCTGTGCTTGGCTTAAAGAAATTTCCGAGTTCAACTTCATCATAGGACTCTAGAATACAGTCATATTTATAACTAAGCATTTTAGCTTTTACATCTATTTTAGGGTTTTCTACTTTTATTGTTACCGTGTCTCCTAAATAGACCCTCTGAAGCTGTGCATAGTCCTTATATTCCTCGGTTTGACTTAATTCTTGAAAATCTACTTTATAGTTAATACCTGGTATATCTACTTTATTAATATTAAATAGATCCGAGACCTTTTGCCTTAATGCATTGTAAGCTTGATCTATAGTTAGGGTATCAGATACAGTTATATCTTGAAAATGAAATTCTCTTATTTTTGGATGTGCATAAGCATTAATATTAGGAGAGTCTATATATTTCTCAGGTAATATCAAAGTCTGATTTTTATCGTCTAGCCCTGTTGGCATTACCCTTGTTACAACATCATCTAATAATAACTGCTTTTCAATGCTCTTTAAGTTCTTTCCATATGCTATGCTAACTCCCCTATCTGTACCTCTAGCTGAAAGCATTTGTATGTTAAAGTTATCTCTTACTATTTCTCCTCCCCAAACTTTTATAAAGGAATTATCCATATCTCCGATAAGACAATCTACAGGATTTTTTCTAACATAATAAGCAGTACCTACAGTACCAATATCACTCATACATTTAAAACTATGTGGATACTGTGTATGACTTAGTATCCAATCTAAAGCCGCTGCTCCATTTTGGCTCTCAGGTCTTGCATCTTCTATAAAATTGTCCAATAGGTCATAAAATATATGCCTACCATAAGCAATAATACTATATAAAGTCGTTGCTATTTGATATATTCTAAACAGTTGATCTCCTTGCGGTGTGGGTGCCTTAATGATATTATCTTCAGCTATGTTTAAGTACTTCCCTCTTTCATCAAATGGATATTCTAATTCTATTGTATAGAGTCCATTTATCCTCTCTTCAACTTGTGCCCTTATAGGTGCATCTAACACTGCAAGTCCATTATTATTAAAGTCCGTTTCCATATTGCCATAGACTATTATCATTTAATCACCTTCTTTAAAAGGGCCAATTAAGGCCCTATAAAATTTAAGAGAAAATAGGTTCTATAGCTTTCAAGAAGCCTATTGTAGCATTAGCCATTCTTAAGCCACCATATGGATTAAAATGTACACCGTCCTGGTAGTACATAGGATGCGTATAATAATTAATTCCTAAAAGCTGATATGTGTTAAATAGCGGTAAAGCGGTTTTCCTAGCTATATCTTCTATAGCTAGCCTTATATTTTCCATTCTTTGTTCTCCACCATCACCGCCTTGATTAATTCTAAATATATCATTTGTTAAGATAATCCTAGCGTTAGGACATCTAGCATATATTTTATCTAACATAACCTTATAAGCACCGTAAAAAGTACCTGTTCCAGTATCTCCATAATGGCCTATAGTATCAAGCCAACCACTATCATCTACTTTTCTTGCTATATCATTTTGCCCAGCTAATATCATTATAAGGTCGGCATCTGGTGGTAAGGTCGCAATTCTAGCATCACTGCACATTGGAGATTTACTTATTTCAACGCCTCCGTCCCAATAGTCGCCTAAAGAAGAACCACCCACGCCGCAATTAACGTGTGTCATTCCTAGATAACTAGCAACGTATGGTTGCCATCTATTTTGAGCTACGTTAGAGTGCCCAAACGAAACAAATTTTTTCCCCGCCCACTTAGACATTAAGTAATATGCTTTATTAGCATAAATGCTTTGATCTGCATATTTTACATTGTTAGCAGAAGTAATATTGCCAGTACTGTCTAAACCTCTTCTTTGTATTGCAAGTAGCATATCGTCGCTTGCGTATTGCTCAGTGTGTTTGCCAGTTACTTGCAAAAATTGAACACTATTTATTTGTATAGTAGCTTGTTTTGTGCTACCTATGATATTTGCAAAATTACTAAATACGCATTTAAACCTTGTACTTGTTTGAGTAGTTGAAAGAGTATAAGGTAAAGCAACTCTATAATTACCAGTGTTTGTTATTGTAATCGTTGCTATTGGATCTGAGGAAGTTTCTACTGCATAACTCATTACACAGCTATCAAAATTTTTAGAAATTACATTTATATCAATGTAAAAATAATAATTTCCAGGTTGCAAGCTTGTTATTGTTCCAGATTTACCCCTTATCATAGGGTAAGGATTTACGGTATTAATTGTTAGATTTATAGGGAAGGAACTATCGTCTACGCTTGCATCTGTTTGTATCGCCCAAAAGTTATCGCTATTAAATTTGTAAGGCGGTATCATATCTAAGTCAATAAGTCCGTTTATATTCTTTGTATTATAATCTATAACAGATAATTTCCCTGTAACTTCATCAAGCAAATTATCTAATCCTATTTTTACCCCACTATCCATTTTGTTAGGTAAATAAGGTAAAAATGTTGGCGTAGTAGTAAAAGGCGTTGCAGAAGTAGTTAAAATGAAATTATTTTTATTGCCTATAGTTTCCGTAGTTCTAGCGTATACTGCATTAGTAGGTATCTTTTGGTTTCTATAATATCTGCCATCTGCAAAGTATTGTATAAAATTTTTGTTAGTATCATAGAAAGCAGTGGGTACTCCTTGCTCATTATTGGCAAAATATTTTCCTATAAAATCAGAAACATTAATATAATTGCTAGTAACATAATTAGAATTAGCGGTTAGTGTACCATCACTCAAAAGTGTGCCACTTACAACATCAGTAGGATTAAATAAATTGCTTGAATAAGCAATAAACTTAGTATGTTTTATTGCTATAGAGTTGTTTGCTATACCTGCACTTTGATATACTATACCAGTGCTAAGCCAGGCTGAACCATTCCAGTTATATATGCATCCATCTGCAGCAACTAATTTATTTTTATTATCACCATTAGGGTAGGCAGTTGTTAAGTCCGATACAGTCGAAAATGCTCTATCTGGTGCTCCACTTGCTACTTCGGCTACTTTACTATCTACATAGGAATATTCAGCTTTATTTGATACACTTGTTTTTACATTTGTTAAATCAGTCGCATAATCTTCTTCTAAAGTATCGTACTTCATTTGAAATTTACTATCCCAGTCATTTACCTCTAATAGAGCTGAAGATAAGGCATCAAACTCGTTAGAACTTTCGATAGCATCGTCATTTCTCAAACTAGCAATTACATTTATATTAAATGCCTTTGAACTAAGAATACTATTATCCTGTCCATAAATCACAAGCTCGCAAGCAAGTTCTCCTGGAATAGCTAGAACTTGGTTGGTTAACTCTGCTATTACCTTTCCATTTATAGAATCCTCGATAACTACGTTATTAAAGATAAGATTGTTATCTGGCTTTACAGCATATATTTTTACAGAATGGTTTGTAAGATCCATAACTCGTGAGTTATTTATAAGTGTAAATTCTATAAATCTACTATTAGCATCTCCTTGCTTTGCATCTATCCTAGTATAAATTTCTCTATTTATATCAAAGTTTATTTGTCTTATGTCTTGCATTCTTCATTACCTCCTATAAATAGCACCAATTTGGAACTATTTCTACACTATCTACATTACCACTCCAAGTAATGCTATTAACACCTTCCTGTAAGATTGGAAACGCTCCGATCATACTATTATTCATATTTATACTATCTTTATAAGCATCTTTACTAACACTATCTATAATCATATATTCATCTATATTTTTAAGATTTATAAGTGAGCCATTTATGACAATTGTTATGTTTCCCATACCATATATTGTTATTAATGGCTCACTTTGAAATGTACCTTCATTATATATTTCGCCTGGCTTACGAAGAGAAATTGTATTTTGTCCTTTTCTAGAATATTGAAATGGAGCACATAAAAAAGTAGCTGTGAATTTACCAGCTACCCAAAGCATTCTCTCTATTTCTTTATCTACCTTTACCTGTTTAACCTTATAAAAGTAATCGGGGTCATCACTTTGAATAAGCTCCCTATTATCTATATTGCCTATTAGCCATCTTTTTACATTTCTAACAGTTTGATGAATGTCGTTTCTATCTACTAGATTAAAACTAATTGGAACTGGTATATCTTTATAAGTGCCTAAATCTCTTGTCAAGCTACCATTTCTACCATCAATATCTATTATTCTTATATCTCTTTCAGGAACAGGAAAGTTTGGTCTCTGCTCTATATTTAAGTTTAGATCTCTAAGACTATCTTTATTATTAAAAAAAATACTATACCAATTAAGCACTAGAACTTTCCTCCCTTTCCTAGAGAAATTTTGCTATTGTAGGAATACATATTTTGACTTATTGGCTCACTTAATATTCTGGCAACTACTTGCTTATCCATAATTAAATAAGTAGGAGACTGTTGTATCGGTTGTGTATAGCTAGATACAATATTACTTATAGGTGTTAATCCCGCTTTCACATCTAGTTGAGTTTGTAGATTAGGTATAGCAGTTTTTAGGAGTGCTTGCATAGATGGTATTTGTGATTTTACACCATCTTGGAAGCCTTTTATCATATTAGCCCCCCACTTAACTATGTTTCTTCCTTCACCTTCTTTACTAGGCGAATTAAAGCCTAAAAAGTTTTTAATAGATTTAACTACACCGTGTGCTGCATCTGCAGCTTTTCCAGCCATAGCCTTTATTCCATCAATAAACCCGCCAATTAAATTCTTTCCCCAGTTAAAGGCGGTACTAGCTAAATCACTAAATATATTACCTATTCCTTTTAATATATCTCGGATGATATTCCCAACTCCACCTAATAAACTCTTAACTATACTTGTAAAGTTATTCCACGCTGCTCTCCAATTTCCGTTAACTATATTCATCACCATTGAAATAACATTCTCTATAACGCTAAGCGCTGTACTAACAACATCCTTAATAACATTAAAGATAGTCATTACAACATCTTTTATTACTGTAAACTCAGCTTTCCATATAGGTACTGCAATATCAAAAAAGCCTTTGATTACTGAAACCACTAAATTTACAACCTTGCTTACGGTCTGTTCTATAAGTGGAAAATTATCTTTTACCCAACCTACAACTTGTGAAAAAATACTTATAATAAATTGTAAAGCTGGATATAGAAGCGTGTTCCATACGCTTACAATAGCATTAAATACAGTCTCTATAACTTTTTCTATAGTAGGCCAATATGTGGATATATAACTTACAACATCATTTACTACCTTCATAATAATCACAAAGGCTGGTTTTAAAATATTATTCCATACTTGTACAATGCTTGTAAAAACCTGTTTTACTACGGCTTCTATCGTTGGCATGGCAGCATTGATACCCCTAATAATATCAAGAACAAATTTTTTCACGCCATTTAATATATTAACTATTTTAGTTGCGTTTTGGCCTGCCGACTCACTAGCATCTCCGCCAAACATATGATAAAACATGTCCTTAGCACTAGCTACGTTTCCTTTCAACATAGCAACAAGCCCCTTAATAGCAAATTCTATAATTTCTACAGGTCTTGTTATTATTTCAGCAAATCCCTCACCAAATGTACCTTTGAAAGCATTGTAAATAGAATATGTTATTGTATGTCCTTCCTTCAATGAATTGAATAAACTCTTAAAAGTTTCAATAACCGGCTTAATTGCATTATCAACAGTTGTTTTAAAACCTCCGAAATTCTTTATATAAGCAGCTGTTAATAAAGCAATTCCTCCTACTACTGCTGCTATAGGTATACTTAATCCGCCTATTAATGTACCAATTCCACTAACAGTAGGACCTAGTATACCCATTACCCTTTGAAGTAAAGAAGCTCCCCCAATAAATGTTCCAAATACTGCAGTAGCTGTAAGAACTCCTGCAATTAAATTTTTATGTTCTTTTACGAAGCCTGAGACACTTCTAGCAGCTTCATTTAATGTTTTAGCTATCTGTAATAGATATGGTAGTAAAGCACTTCCTATGGTCGCTTTAATGCTTCCCATAGTATTTGACAGTTGTTTCATTTGACCGTCATAAGTTTGTGCCGCTGCTTGTGCCTGCCCCCCAAATTCTTTATTAAGCTCATTTAGAATAACTTGCTGAGCTCCTGCCATATTGCCGGCTTCTTGCATAGTTTTTATTTGTTCTTTTTGTTGAGCTGTGAAGGTAACACCAACACGGGTAAGGGCAGTTATCCCCTTAATAGGATCATTAAGTGCTTTACCTAACTGAATAGCAACCTGTGGAGCTTCGGTTTTAAACTTCTGTGACATATCCATCATAGTTGAAGTAGCCTGTTTAAAAACATCCCCCTGAATATTAGTGAAAGTTAGAAGCATATTTTGACCCTTCATTACCTCCCCGGCAGTAAAGGTAGTTGCTGAAGAAACATCTCCTGCCATTTTCTTGATTTGATCTGCTGAATATCCTGCAGCCCCACCAGTGGATTTTATTGTCTGTTGAAGATCTGTAAAATTCTTTTCTCCATTAGCTGCAGCTGTAACAGCGCCTTTTAAATAATTAGCAGCCATAAGTCCAACAGCGCCAAAAGCATCCTTTATGTTAGATAATGCATTTGAAGCACTCTGCTTTACTGCAGACATAGCTTCCTGAAACCCTTCAACTTTACCAAGTATAGGTATGACTAGGCCTAAATCTTCATCCATACTTTAATCACTTCCTTAAACGGACAATAAAAAAAGACCAGTATCAAACGGTCTTCTTTATCATCCTATAAACTTTTTTACATAACTGAAATGAAATCTTAGGAATATAATAGTATACAGTCTTAGCCATGAAAACAATGAGTTTCCAAAACAATTTTATAATTAATGCTATAGGTTTAAAAATTATGAATTTTATTATTTCACTAATAGCTGAGAGTAATGAAAATATTAGAAGTGTTTCACCAGCATTTTTAATCTTAGTATTCCTACTTAGCTGAGACATTGCGCCTACACCTATAGCTGAGTCTATAGCTTGCTTTTTAGAGTTCTTAGTACTCATATAATCACCTCTGATTAAATTATACTAGGAACTAAAATCCATTTCTATCATATTTTTCTATTTGTTCTTTATTTTTTTTCTTAGACTTGTAAATCAAAATATCAATATAAAAGAAAAAATCCATTTTATCTATATCCACCATGCTTTGCCCTTGCATCATTAGAGTTAAATAAAAGTCACATATAAAATCATAGGGAGACAGTTCCTCACCATCTCCCTTTACTGGTTTAAATCAGATAATTCCTTTGATTTATTAGCAAACTTATTCATAACAGTTTCAATGCATTCTTTAAACTTAGGAAGAATATTTTCGATATCACATCCTTGATAAAACTCTTCCAAAGTAAATTGATTGTCAAATACATCAACAATGTATTGAACCATTGTATCAGTTGCTTCTTCATCCATATCGTCGCTACTCATGTTTTCAAATTCTTTATTAAGTTGAAGCGTTCTTTTAAATAAAATAGCTGGTAAAAAAGAAGCCTGGAACTTCTTTTCTGTTCTTTTTGTGCTTCCATCTTGTTTAAATTTAAGTACTATATTCATACTCTACCTCCTATGCAGTAGTAAATATCTTAGTTACTGTTACTAGCTTATTTCCTGCTCTATCTGCTACATCTGAGTCAGCTACAGCTAAATACTTGGATGCACTAGATAGTGGTGTAGTAGGAGTTAATATTACTGTTTTAGTAGCATCATTATAAACTACTGTAGCTCCTACTATACTTCCATCTGAGTCCTTAATTAAATAGAAGTTAGCTGGTGTTACTGTTGAAGGAGCTAAGCTCTCACTAAATGTCCATGTAAAAGTTGTGTTAGCAGCTACTCCGGTAGCATTTGCTGCTGGTACCGTACTGGCTATAGTTGGCGGAACGATATCAGAGTTTTCTATAGTGTTAAAGAATGTAGTTGAAACATCTACATACCCAGTTGACTCTTCATCAATTGAATATCTATCTTTTTTATCGTATTTCCTAGGTAAATAAACGCCCTCTATGGTATCATTCTGTATTTTTACATTATTACCTATTGTCTCAGCATCTTGTTTCGGGTCCTGGAACATAGTCTTATAAACTTTTACATATCTATTTTTACCATTTCCTTTAGTCCTTCTATATAGTATAGCTAGAAATGGCGCCCTATCATCTCTGTTGTAAATTATTCCTCCCACTCCATCTAAAGTATGTCCGAATATATCAGCTTGAGTTTCTAGTGGCAGTGTTTCAACATCTAGGCTAATTTTTCCTCCATTAGGTACTTGAACTCTTTCATTTTTTACTCCATCTGCATCAAAGTCACCAACTTTTACATCCGGATCAACTGATATTTTAGCTGCCGCTGCTAGTGGTTTTACTGGTCCATAACTTACCCCTGTTACATCATCTTTAGTCATTATTGCATAATACAGCGAATCTACATTAACAAAATTACTCATTAAATTAACCCCCTCATAATAAATAAAACACCTTTACGGTGTTTCTTCTTTGAGCTTTTTATATTTCATTGAATGATGAACTATTCTAGTATCATCTTCGCTTTGTTTCAAATACATAGTTCTGCGAAATCCATTATTCCTCATCAATCTATCTACATCAAAGTAAATTTCCTTAAATTCTCCAGTATTAAAGTCTTGTCTTTCCCAACAATCTATAGTTACCTCAATATCATCTGTAGTAGCTTTACCATCAAAGTAACTGTCACTATCATGACCACTATCAAAATAACTAATCATAGGAAAATATTCTTGTGGTACCGGATTATTAGCCTCAGCGCATTGAGTGAGAATTTCTGGATATTCTGGATAAGTAGGTGCTATAGTTTTTAGTATCGCATATACCTCAGGTCTTATGTCAACCACTATTTAGTCACCTCTCTTATATGCTGTTTTATTATATTCTTTATATCTGCTACATTCTTAGTTATAGCATTGGTTAAAATGTATTTGCCTTTAATACCCCTTGATGTACCAAATTCTAAATGCTTAGCATATGGAACACTATTAAATAGTATTCCTGAGTGCTCTTTATCTGGATTGATACCACTTCCTATAGAAGCTTTATATAATCCTGTTCTTTTCCATTTTGGCTTACCACTTTTAGTAGTAGGTACAGGTGTATTATAAATTTCGTTCATAGCATTTTCCTTAGCTTTTCCTTCAGCAAAAAAGGCAGCTTTTACAATACCTTTATCGAATTGAGATACTATAGACTTTGTTTTCTCATCTACTCTTCTTTTCCAATCCTCAAGAGCTTTATCAATATCATCCATAGCTTATATCACCACCTGGACATAAATTTCTATATGGCTCTTATAGTATAGTATAGAGTCTATACTATACTGCTTTCCTTCAAATCCTATTCTATTAGCTGCAGTTATACCAAAATCCTTACAGAATATAAGATGTGATGTTTTATCAGTTATTCCATAAGGTTTTCTCTGAATATTATAGGTTAAAGGTTGGAAGTCAGCTCTTATACTTCTATCTATTGGATAAGTTGTTATTACTCTTCCAATGCTTTCATCCTTGGTTTGAACTGGTTTTAATATATCAATCTTATCTCTAAGGATCATAGGCTTACCTTCTTATACCTTATTAGTACCTTTTCAATCTCTAAAGGCATCTCACTATCTTTCTTCTCGTATACCCTTTGTACTGCCCCTTCTCTCTCGCTCTCAACTCCAAGTCTATCCTCCCTGGACTTCTTATACTCTAAAACTACAAGCTTAATAACCGCAAGCTGAAGGTCAAAAGGTACAGTATCATAACCAGCTGTATAAGTAATTTCAACATAGCTTTCCTCAGAGTTTAAATAATTTAGTCTGTTGGACATTGTTAAGTATTGATAATCTAGTAAGTCTATATAAGAATTAACTATTTTATAATTGGTTACTTCATTGGTATCTAAATTAATTACACCTGTACCAAATCTAGTAATCTTATCAACAGACTTAATAGGATATTCCCTAGTAAAAATCTTATGATTTATTATGTGCTGTTCAGTATAGGTATTAACTTCAAAATGTCTTTCACAATAGTTTTCTACCATTTCCTGAACACCGCTTATTAGTAGATTTAAAAAGTTATCATCTGTAGTATCTATAATTGAAATTCCTAGATAACTTTTTACATCACTTAAAGCAACTAGTGCCATATGCACTCACCTACTTCTTTTTCTCTATTTTTGTGCTTTCAGCTTCTACTTCTTCTCCGAATCCTTTGTCTATAACCTTATCAGCTACTTTATCCTCAAATGCTGCTATATCATCAACTCTATAATTTTGGAATGGTACTGTTATCTTTACACACTTCATAGCTTTTCCTCCTAAATATCGAATTCTGCCTTATCATCTTCAATTAGCTTATTTGCTAGTTCATCATCTATGTTATAAACTTCGCCTTCCCTTAAGTCTGACATCATACCTAATTCAGTCCTTGAAACTGTTGTTAACATCTTTATTCTCATGCTTATTCCTCCAATCAATACGAGCAAGAAAAGCTATAAAGCCCTCCTGCTCTATATAAAAACTACTTTAGGAAACCAGTTAATAATGCAAATGACTTAGGGATAGATAACTTACCGTCAAGTCTCTCCCACATCTTAACAAGTGCTTCATGGTTCTTGAAAGCTTGATCTGATTGTGTATTAATTTCGCTTCCCATTTCACCTTTATCAAATAGATAATAGTATTCCAAATTACCAAATAGCAGCTCAGAACAAGTTGTTTTTGCATTTACTGTTAGATTTTCAGGGAATATAGAAGTGAACTCATATACAGGGAAACCATTAAAAGTTGCTGGTCTACCTTTAGTTATATCTCCATCTACCCACAAATATCTACCTTGTGTATCCTTCATCAACTTAGCTTGCCTTACTGCACCTGTGTTCATATAATATGCTGCTCCATCTCTGTAAGTAACATCTACATAGTATGGAAGGCCTACTAAATCATCACATGACAATACATTGCTTCCGCCAGCATTTATACTTGGTACGGTTAGTATTCCTGGAGTATTAACTATTCCTGTAGGTTGATTAGTACCTGAACCAGTCATGATAGCTAAGTTCTCGGCCTTAACAAATGCCTTAGAATACTGCTTTACTAAATATCCATAAAGATTTACTGGTGTATCTGAAAGTAAATCTCTAGCTATTGCTGTATAACCGTCTAATCTACTTACAGAATAAGCTAAACTTGAGAATGTTGGATTAGTAGGAGTTAATGGATTTGTATCAGAAGACTCCCAAGTAAGATTGATACCAGTAGCTCCTACAGGCCAAGTACCATTACGGAAAGTTACTGGTACAACTGTACACATATTTCTTAGAGCTCTAGGATCCGCAACTATTCTATCAATGATATCTGCCTGGAATTCAGTAGGTAGTAATTCTTGACCACTTCCTGCAGTACCTCCAGTTAAGTCTTTTTCAACTCCACCACAATACTTCATTATTTCAGCTCTGTTATTGTCCATCTTAGCTTGGAAGTATCTTAAGGTCTTTTCTTCCTTAGTCATTTCATCAGGTTTCTTTTCACTGAACTTGATTTTTCTTATTGCATTAGCAAGTCCTTTTTCTTGTAACACAGCTTCAGTTGTACTAGCTATAATTGCTTGTAATTGCTTTTCTGTTAACTTCATAATTATTTTGCCTCCTTAAGTAATTTCTCTATATTTTCTGAGACCATCTTTCGGATGTCTTCTTCGGAGTATTCCTTTGCCTCGTCATCATCTTCTTCTCCATCTTTATTAGGCTTAGAATTATCACACATATCTTTAATTGACTTAACATGTTCGCTAATTCCATCACATGCTTTGCATAAGCAATCTAAAGTTGCTTTGCTTAATGAAGCACCAGCTTTTTCTTTAACTTGGTCTTCTAATTCTTTTACCTTGTCATTAAGAGTTTCTATCTCCTTAACCTTTGCTGACATTTCATTAGAATGCTTGGTTTCTAGTGCTTTTACTTTTTCATCAACAGCTTTATCAATAAGCTTTTGAACTTCTTCAACCTTCATATCGTCTGTATCCCCCTCATTGTTTTTATTGATTAAATCAAAAAGAGCCTTGGAGATTTTTTTATCTTCATAGGCTCTTTGAATAGCATTAGGATTACACGGAACAGTTACCAAGGATAACTCTAAGAGCTCCCACTTTAAAAAGTCGTAACCACCTTCACTATTGGGTTTGTACTCCAATCCTATAAAGCCGATTGAACTTGCATTCATGAACTTATTAGCATATAAATAAAACCACTCTCGACCTAACTCCGTATCGGCAAACTGTATTTTAAAAATAAGCTTACTTCCTACTACATTAACTGAAAGTGATTTTCCTATAGCTTGTGAATGGTAATCATGATTAGGCAAAATAATAGGATTTCTCAAGTAGTTATCAAGTACCACACCATTCATAAACATGCGGTCTCCAACTCTATCAAAATCCTCTGTACTTCCTATCATTTCTATTATTCTATTTTGTTCATCTAAGACTTTTGTTTCAAAGACAAACTGTTTAAGTTGTTTACCTATTACTCTCACCTTCTTTCACATAAAAAAAAGACTTATTACTAAGTCTTTTCATTCATCAAATATCATCATCAATCTCAAGTTCATTTTGTATGACATAATTAGGTATAAGATCGATTTGCAATCCCATACTTTCCAACCTAATATCAGCAAACAAATTATTTATTTGCGTAGAGCCTAAATTTCTAGCTTCATTTTCATATTTATTTAAGAACTTTTCACATCTAGAAAGAATAAGTTCTGCATTTTTCTTATAAATATCAATAGGTAAATATTTTTTAGAATCATCTACATTTTTAATAGATTGCAAAAGACTTCTTGCTTCATCTTCAATTTCAACATAACTATAAGAGTGTTTATTCATATTTAAACTCCTCCTATTTCTTGAAAACTCATTTTTCAGCCCTGAAATTTCACTAAATATTACCTTTAACATCTCATCAGAATCAACTTTGCCTGTAGTATTATATACTGCAGGCGAAATATTTATCAATCTTATTAAGGAGTTTATACCAACACCCTTTGAATGGCTTTCATATGTTGCCTTTAGCATTGAACTTATTTCACGTTGGTCGTTCAAAACTTCTGAGTATATACATTCTTTTTTATATTCATAAGTATTAATTGTATTTATATCAAAAATTCTTCCGTTGCCAACTTCTTGAACCAATAAAACTGGTTTATCAAAGGCTTGCCTTATACCCAATTCAAATAATACATTAGGGTTTTTACTGCTCAAATCGCAGATTGCCATAGGAGCTTCTATTATTCTCTTTACGATATCTATTTGAATCATGTTACCTGACTTTGAATCATCTGCTCTATATGGCTTAAACCCTGCATCTATGATAGCTTTCTTAAAAATATCATCATAGACCATTTTAAAATGCCCTGTTTTATAACCATCTGGATCACTTATAGGCATAATAACAAAACATTCTTCTTCTTCAATTATTTCTTTCTCTAATACTTCCTTAATCTTTTCATTTTTTGATGTCAAATTCATCGCCTCCTTTTTTATAGATTAAATTCTACAAAAAAGGACAAATTCCTCTTATTACCACTAAATATTTATTACTGGGCTCATACAACAAGCACAATTAACAACCTCTGAAGCTGGTAAGCTATCGTCACCAGGGCATTCACAATCATATCCACCTACATTAAAAGGTTCATCTACAGATATTGGACTATCCATGCTGTACTCATTCCCTGCATCAATATGAGATTGCCGTGTATTATGATAAGATGGTAGCCATGCCTTGCCGTCTATTAAGTCACTATTCTGTTTATAACCTTCGATCGTAGCTTGATTTAAACTTGTCATAGTTTCAGTTTGCGCTACTGTTTTGGCTCTTGCTGGACTAAACTCATAGAAATCTTCTGCAGCAATCTTCTTAGCTATCTCTCTAATAGTGAAATCATCTTCGCTATTATACAGGTCTTCTATAATATCCTTAACTCTGTCCTTCGTATCATCATTAACCTTCGTTATATTAGATACTTTATTCTTAATCCTTTGTTGTACCTTAGGATCTTTTATATTAAAGCTTACTCCAGTGTCTTTGTGAATGTAATTACCTATATCCTTAAACTCATTTACAACTGACTCACCACCAGCTTTGAAGCATTTTACATATAAAGCTATTGTCTTATCCTGCAGTTCCTTATTCCATTTCTTAAGGTCCACAGGGTCTTTACTTCCATCAAGTATTTTACTTACTACATCTTTTTGCATATCATTGAAATAGCTTTTAATAATTTTATTAAATTCATTCTGCAAAGGCTCAGCAAGTTTTAAAAAATCTTCTTGCCTAGTCTTATTGTTTTTTTCAATTAGCCTTGCAATTTTCTTCCTAACTCCCTTTGAAAGCATGTTTTTTTTTACGCTTTTAGTAGGTTCGTTAGGTGGCTCTTCTTCAACTGGTTTATCATCTTCTTTAGGAGCACTCTGTTGAGTCGGTAGAGCTGTTCCCATTGGTTGTTGAGTGACTGGCTGATATATTACATCTCCACCAATTAAAGGCTTTAAATTGAGTCCTAGGAGCTTATTTAATACTTCCCTTGCTTCATTCTTTGTAATAGACTTATCAACTTGGCTATCAAGAACCGACTTAGTAAACTCCTTGTTTTCAGGAACTGGATCAACAAACTTCAACTCACTCTGTTCTTTAAACATTGGTACATACTCATTGTTAAGAATATCTTGAATGAGCTGTAAAACAGGCTTAATAGTATGCTTAGCAAAAGTGTATTCTGCAGTTTCTGCATTAGCTCTATTAACATCATCTGTAATACCTAATATGCTTTTAGGTACACCGAATGTTCCCAAGATACCATCTCTACTCTTATCCTTTAAGTTACTTACGTCTAGATCTTTTATGTTCATGGTGATTGGGGTAAATGTTACTTCACCACCACGAGCAAAAGCTATTTTGTTGGAGTTCTCAACTCCTTTATATTTATCATTCCATTGTGCTTTAGCCCTTTCGTAGTCTTCGTCACTTATATCTGGAAAGTTGACAATACCTGCGGGCTTAGCATCATTATAGAAAAAGTTTCTCACATATTGGCTTGTATACTTATCAGCTTCTAGGTCATTAGCTGCAGCTTGTGAAGGTCCTACACCGCTATAAGGGTTTATTAAGTCTGGAAGTTGGAAAGCTATAACCTCATCTACAGACAAAGGTATTTGCTGAGCTCCAGCTTTATACATATACCCTTTAATGTAATTATCCTTATCTGGTACTACCCACATATCCATTGGACTTATACACCATATTTCTTTAGGCCTTCCAATACCATCTTTAGCAATGTACCAGTAGCACTTACCTGTTAGCTCTAAAAAAGCTACAGTCTTCCACATAAGCTGAAACTGAGACATAAATGGATTAGGTCTCTTAAGCACGTTTAAGGCTAATGAACTTTGCTGTACTGTTTCACCTTTATAGGCCTTCCACTCATTACTAGCTACATTTTGAGATATTCTATTGACACATGCAAATAACCAACCTATCTGACCGTATGCCCTTAAGAAATCAGATGTATTCATACTAGGAGGTATCGTTATAACTTGATTAAAATATCCTTCATATAACTTTGACCTTGCTGTATTTATAGCCTTAGTAACATTCTTCTTAGTAAAATTAAATAGTCCTATCGGTCTCACCTCCTAAGCGAAATCTAGTCTAAACCTCGGCTTCTTAACATCTTCAACTGAATACCTAAGTGCATCAAGCAAATGGTTGTAATTATCGACTGGTTTATTGATATACTCACCAGTAACTTTATCTTTAATCCATGTATAGTTTTTAAGTTCTTCAATCGTGTTAGTGCACGAAGGATGAACTATTATTTCAAATTGCTGGATGAATTGAATACCATTAAGAATACTGTCTTTACCTTTTCTTGCTGGTCTAATTCTATGTACACCAGCTTGTTTAATTTCTTCAATAGACTTTTGCTCTGCGCTATCTGCAGTTATTACTTCTTTGTGATAGCCTTTTCTAATTATCTTCTTTGCTATCTCATCATTTAGAAGACCTTTTTCGTAGAACTCATCAAAGATGTAAATCTTCTTTTTCTCTAGTCCTACTAAGTTAGCTATGAAAGCTGAAGGGTCATTTATATATCCGAAGTCTAAGCCAAACAAAGCTCTTAAACTTCTATCAGTCTTTATTAAGTCCCTATAGTCAAATTCTCTAACCTTCCAGTTAGTGTATATTAACTTATCTAAAGTAGCGAATTCACCAAGCGCATAAATCCTAAAGTAAATTGGATTAGTCTTTTCCATCTCAAGAAGTGCATCAATGTACTCTTGAGGTAAGAACTTATTATCTTTATAAGTAGTGTGTAAAACTACAGTAGACTCTTTATTATATCCACTTGCACTAAACCATTGTTTATATACCCAATTTGCTTTTGACACTGGATTGAACATGACGTGTATTTGGTTATAAGGGTTTTTAGATCTTAAACGTAAGTTAAGTTGGGAGTAATCATCCAAACCTAACTCTGTAGCTTCTTCGATTAATATATCATCAATGCCTGCTATAGACTTAATCTTTTCAGGATCATCAAGTCCTTTAAAAATAAAAATAGAGCCATTTGGAAGCTCTATAGTTAATAAACTATCCTTGATATCGCATCTGTCGTATAACTGCCAATCTGCCAATACAGATTTAAATAGAGAAAAGATAGAATCTCTTAATGTAGCCTGTACTTTTCTTATAACCAAACACTTACGATTTGGATATTTAAGATACTTGTAAATCATCTTTTGAACAGCAAAATGAGATTTACCAGAACCAGCACCACCATAAAGTACATTAAATCTTGTGCTATAGTTTTCTAATTGTGGTAGGTAAACTTCATTAAACAGCTTCTTCGATATACTAATATTTAATGATGGCACATATAGCACCTCCTTCGTTATGCATACCGTTTTTAAATTATTTCGCTAAATAAATCTTTAACGAAATAATAAAAATAGCTTCAAACATAGTATTAAAGCCATTCTAGCAATTTGAACACCATATTTAATTACTAACATGAATTTTATGCGGTATAAATATACACAAATAGTGTTTTTATGCATTAAATATCGTATATTTATTCATCTTTCAAAGTTATATTAATATTATTATCTGTGTTAACTATTTCTTGTTTATCTACCCAACCATAATTATTCTTAAGAGTAAAAATTGCACCAGTAACTGAGTTCTTATAAAACAGCCTATCTTCGTACTCTGCTTCTATTCTCAACTTGGCTTCTTTTATCGCGCTTACATACTTCATCTTTGTTTCATAATTGAGTCTATTCAACCATCCATTTTCCTCAGCATTTTCATAGTTTAGCAATGTTGATCTATCACACCTTAACCACCATGCTAAACCAGTAACTGATACATGTTTTTTATTATTTTCAGCCCACTTAAAGTATTCATCTATCTTATTTTGCAGTTCTTTAGGACTTTTCCACTTTAAAGGCTTACCTCCACCTTTTCCTTGATTACCACTCATAAATATCACCACCTAGTTATTCACCTTTTTTAAAGCAACTAAAAAAAGGACAATATATTTTGCCCTCATGTAGCTTTGTACCATATTCACATTTACTGCATTTCTTAAATTGCTTCTTAGGCACTATATATTTCACGATACTCACCTTCTTACAAAAAAAAAGAAAAAGCACCTAGTTATTCACTAAGTGCTTTGCTGATTTACATTTTTGCTCAATATCATAGTACTTTATTCTATAGTGCACGTCAAGGACATAGAAAAGGACATTTTTAAGACTCCATTTTAATATAACTTTGGCTTTATCACTTACTTTTAAGTCATTTTTAGAAGGACATTTTTGTCGTGTTTTTATATAAATACTGTTTATTATTTTATAGTTTTATTCCGTCAATTCCGAAGAATAAAATACTAAGATCTTCAATTGCAGCTCTCACATCTCTGCCAATCGTTCTGACATTATAGTTAAAATGTTCTGCAACTTGTTCATAACTTGGCATAATATCATCTTCTACTTCATCAATGTATAAGTATCTAATTATTTGATATCTTCTCTCTTTTGCCTTTCCATCACTTTTGCATATAGCCTCATAATAATTCAAAGCTTTATTTATGTGCACTATAATTAATAGAGTTCTAATTTTAGTTTTACTAAGTGCCTGCACATATTGTTCTTCATCATCTACTGCATCTAAATCATCTAGTTCATCTATTGCATTTTTTTCATAAATTCTAATTGTTGTATTTTCAGATATTTTATTATGTGCTATTAAACTTCTATAATGTTTTAAAAGAAGTCTAGTATTTCTTAATCTTCTGTCATAACGCTTTTTTGTCTTATGGTATTCCTGGTCTTTTATATATCTAATGCCTTCTCTAATGCCAAGCTTAACGGCATCTTCATAATTCATTATTTTCTCTTCCATCAAGAAACCTCCTTATTTTTTATTAGCTAATAGTAAAGATGAAATTATAACACCTAAACTGCCACCTATTACTAGCCCTAATAAAAATCCAACCATAAAACTTACCCCCTAATATTATTTAATCTTGCTTTTACAGCTTCAAGTAGGGTATTCTGATTGACTTCTTTACTTGCTAATGCTTTAATAACATCTTCATCAACAGTACCTTTAGAAACTAGATGATGTATTATTACACTTTCCTTTTGACCCTGTCTGTGAAGTCTTGCATTAGCTTGCTGATATAATTCTAGGCTCCATGTAAGTCCAAACCAAACAATAATATTACCACCATACTGAAGATTTAAACCATGTCCTGCTGAAGCTGGATGAACTAATAGTATTGGTATCTCACCATTATTCCACTTCTTAATATCATCTGAACCGCCAAGCTCTACTGCTTTTAATTTATTCACCTTAAGGTATTTTATTATCCTAAGTAAATCATGTTTAAAACTATAAAATATTAAAACTGGCTTTCCATTTGCTGCTTCTATAATTTCTAACAAGGCTTTTAGTTTTTCTTCATGTATTTCTATAATATTCTTATCTTCACTATAGATTGCTCCATTGGACATCTGTAATAACTTGTTTGTAAGTACTGCTGCATTAGCTGCAGTAATATCATCTTCTCCAAGTTCTAAAACTAAATCTTTTTCTAACTGCTTGTATCTATTAACAACATTTTCAGGAAGATTTATATTGATTTCATTATCAATTCTTTCAGGTAGATCTAGATAATCTTTAGCCATCATGCTTATACAGATATCACCTATTTTTTGATGAATAGCTTCCTCGGCTCCTTCTCTAAGCTCCCAGTTATAAACTACATACTGATTTCTTCTTCCTGCTCTGAAGTATTGCTCTCGATAGCTTGTTATTGTTTTACCTAATCTTTTTCCACCATCAAGTAAGTAAACTTGCGGCCATAAATCTATTAAACTATTAGGTGCTGGTGTACCAGTAAGTCCAACTATTCTCTTAAAATAAGGTCTTACTTTTTTAAGTGATCTAAACCTTACTGCCTTAGAAGACTTAAAACTTGATAATTCATCAATAACGCACATATCGAAGGGCCAATTATTGAAGTATTGTTTTACTAACCAATCAACATTTTCTCTATTGGTAACATAAATATCTGCTGGCATACTAACAGCTATAGACCTTTGCTTTTGATTTCCTAAAATCTTTGATATTCTCAAGTGTTTAAGATGGTCCCACTTTTGAACTTCAGTACTCCACGTATCTTCAGCTACTCTAAGTGGTGCTATAACTAAAACCTTGCTAACTTCACCTAAGAATATTAATTCATCTACTGCAGTTAAAGTACTAACTGTTTTCCCCATTCCCATGTCTAGGAATAATCCTGCTGCTGTATTATCTATAATGTGATTTATGGCATATCTTTGATATTCATAAGGATTAAATCTCATCTCTTAACTCACCTACAAACTCTTTAACTTTTTCTATTGAGTCTATTACTTTAACCTCAAACCCTAAATCTCTTAATTCTCTAGCTCTATATTCTTGAATTTTTCTAGGTTTTTCACCTGGTGCTTTAAGTTCTACAAAGACAATTCTTCCATGTGGTAAAAGAACAATCCTATCAGGCACTCCAGACACCCCTGGACTAACAAACTTTAATGCTTTACCACCAATCAACTCAATTTCTTTTTTTAGTCTTTTTTCAATAGTACTTTCATTCATTATTTAGTACCACTGTTTAATTTATACTCACATTCTGAACAAAGGAAAAAATCACTTTTTTTATCATAAAATACTCCTGTTTTGGTTTTACATCCTTCGCACTCTTTTCCTATTGCTTGTTCTCCATCTTTATATATTTTAATCTTCATATTGATCCTCCAAAATAATTGTTGTATACATGTTAAACTTAGTAAAATCAATGCTTTATAGCATTTTGTATACAGTGTATACACGTTTTTCTTATTGAGTGTAATAATATGTAGATAATTATAGGTTTGTTTCACGTAATAACCCTATAATTATCTATAAAATATACTACTCCTATATAGAAACCTGTATACATTGTATACATAATAGCCTTAAGCCTTGATATTACTTACTTTAAGATGTATACAGAATTTCAAAATACTGTATACATCTGTTTACATTTTTTAGGTTCTATAATATCCCCTTTGAAGCCCATATCCACTAATTCTTAATGGTGATTTCTGCTTCTCCCAGTTTTTTAACCCTTGCAATATTTTATTTATTCTAGTTGAATCTCTTATATCTATTTTCCCAGATACACCATAGAGCTCATTTAATATTTCTTTTACACATATCCTATCCCTTAAAAAGCCATCTTCTTTTTTAACCTTAGGAGATAAAGAGTCATTAAAATACTGCTGACGTTCATATAATTCTTTTTCATACCAATCCTTTGGCAAAGGAGTATCTAAGAATTCTATAATAGTACTTTCTTCATCATCTACAATTCTATGATTATCTTGCTCTATAGAAGCTAAAGTTTCTTCTTCTTTGCCTAACATTAAAGCTTTGTTCTTCAACTTTTTATATATTTCAACTGCTTCAGCATATATCTGATCCACATCATTTTTTAAATCATCCACTACACTTTTAGTTGCTTTATCCATATCAGCATCTACGGGTAAATATCTCCTATCCCCTGTTGGATCCTTTAAAAAGGTTGGTTCATTAGTGGAAGCAACCAAAACATATTGTCTTGGTATATCTGTAGGATTGTGAGCATACGCCATTCTAATGGTTTTACTTTTATTAGTTATAAAAGCTTTCATTTCTTCTATTTCACTTTTCTTAGTTGGCGCCATTTCTGCCATTTCAACAATCCATTTCCCCATAGTTTCCTCTATTGCTTCTTTGTACTTTATAGTCGCTAATTCAGTGTACCAATCATCTTTTTTTGCCATTAGTCTATAAAAAGTACCTTTTCTAATTCCTTGTTTCCCTACGATTGTGGTAACATAATCAAGTTGGCAACCAGGATTAAATATTCTTTCTACAGCACCACAAATAAATATTCTTGATGCGGCTCTTGTATATACGTTATCTTCTACACCAAAATAATCAATCAAAACAGTTTCAACTCTTTCTCTCTTATCCCAAATTAAGCTGTTCAAATAATCTCTAACCGGATGAAACTTATTTTGATTAAATATCAGTATCAATGCATCATTGATAACCTGAGTAGCTCTTGTAATGTCATAAACCTTTTCCAAATAGTGCCTAATTCCAGCTTCATCGTTATCATTCCAAAATCGTATTTTATTTTCATTATTCCAAGGAAGTTTCCCTTTAATTGTATTTCTATAGCTAAACTCATTGTAAGCTAGTTTATCCTTGATGTTAGGGTCATTTTCTAATATAATTTTTACGTTATCAATGGTTGCTTTAATTTGTCCTTGTTTAGAATAAGATAGTAATGCTAGCCACTTTTCATCTGCTTCTTTGACTTCCTGTTCTCCATCTTCTATACTTTCAAATTCATCTTTAGCAGCTTCTATTCTGTCTTTACCCAATTGGATTCTAACTTTACTGTCATTTGTTGCAAGTTCAACCATTTCCTTAAAAGATGGAAGGTTATCCGGCTTTGTATCAATTCTTACTTCATCATCCAAATGTCCAAACTTGTGTATTCTTATTAAGTCAAAGGCATTACATAAGGTATTACTAGCGGGATCTGTTCCATGATGGCTATAGCTAAACTTATCTTCATAAACAACTATTCCACCTGTTGTACTTCCTTCGCTGAATGTATATCTAGTATCATCCGCACCAGGGATATAAATATCAGGTATAAACTCAGCTATTGCTTCACTTATTGTGTAAGTCCTACAAAAAGCACCTATCACACCTTTTTTGGTAAGTGGGTCTTCTTGCTTTTTAATAGCTAAGTTTAACTTTGCCCTAGCTCTGGAACTTTCAGGCCAATAACTTACATCCTGCCATCCAAAAGTATATCTAGCTAGTACATCATCAGGATTAAGCCATTCTAGGTCTTGATACTTAAAGATATACTCACCATCACATGAAGTGCTAGGCCAGTACATAAGCCTTACAGGTTCATAGGTAGTATCGTCGAACTGGTCTATGCCTAAATCATCAGCCACCATTCTAGCTATCGCCTGGTATTCATCTGGAAGTACTGGTCTAGCTAGTGGAATAACTAATCTTAATCTTTGATTATCAGGTGCATGTGTATGAGTTGAATAAGTAATACATGAGAAGTCAAAGAGTAATTCTATACTGGACCATACATCACCATTTACATAATCAAGATCTAGAGTTAAAAGAGTTCTGTTAGCTACATTCTCAGCTTTACGTCTACCATTCTTAAGACTTCCACCTACAAATCCACCAACATCTTTTATTCTGTCACGTTCAGTCTTAGGCATTTTCTTGTACTCGCTGTAAGTCTCAGGTGTTCTAGTTGTAGACCTAAGCTTTTCTACTAAATCTGAGTACAGCATGTTTTTGTTTTTCCAGTGAGTTTCTTTTTTACTTTTTCCGGTGGCTATAGTAATGGAACCATCATATTTTATTTTCAAATTTGGCTTATTTTCTTTTAATTCCAAATTACCACCTCCTTTTGAGTTAATTTTTATACATTTATCTTATATTCATTAACTCAGTATCTCTTCTCATAATACTGTCTTTAAAATTAAAACCATTAGGATATCTAAGTAGAAGTTTTTCTATATTAGCTATAGCTATTTCTTCTAGAGTCATGCCTTGTATATAAGCTAAGTAGCCAATATACCATAGAACATCTCCAAGCTCTTCCTTTAACTTTTCCTTATCGAGTTTATGACCATGAAATAAAACTTTTTTAATATAATCTTGAACTTCACCAGCTTCTCCACCTAAACCTAAAGCTCCATTCATTAATGCTTCCTTAGGTTTAAGTTCTGGATCAGTTCTTAAAGCATTTTGTTGATATTCATTTAAACTAAGCAATTTATAACCTCCGCTACGTATATATATTTTCTATTTATTTTTTATTGATTGATTTTCATATATTTAAAAACCTTCTAATACATGCTAAAATCATTTAAAAGGTAGGTGATTTTCATGCAAGTAAATACAACTATTGTTGTTGCTCTAATAACTGCTATTGCTGCAATAATTGCGCCATTAATAAATTCTTTTATGAACAATAGAACTCAATTAAAGTTAAAGCGACTTGACTTATTTTATAAAGAAAAATCTGATATTTATCAAAATTTCTGTAAAGCAATAATAGACTTAGATAACTGGATTTATACTGAAGACGATGACGCTAGATTAAATCCTCCAAGCAAGGAATTTTTAAAAATTCATCAATTAACTTATTTAATGGCTAATACTGAAATTAGATCTTTGTTAGATGAATTGAATTCCTATTATTATCTCGGAGAGATAAAGGAAAAAGAAATAAAGACTATTCTAATGGATGTTATTCAAGCAATGAATGAAGATCTTGAAAAATTTCGTAGGTAACAAATTTTAATGTTGCACTTAACTCTTTATAATTGTGCCACAAAAATAACACCGTACAATTCACTTTGAATAATACGGTGCTCTCATAAGATATTCTATTTTTTATTTATTTCGTTATACATAGAACTCTAATGAATTCTATAATAATTCTGAAGTCATGATTATTATCTCTTCAGAAATAAATCTTAATAAAGGAATTTCTTTTATTAAATATTTATCATGCTTAAATGGTACATATTTTAGCATATCTGTTTCTTTACTATGAACAAGAGAATTTCTTGTTTTATATATTCTCCCTGAAATTTTTTTAATTGCATCTTTTGATTGAGCTGTATCTAAATCTATTTTATAACCTCCAGAAAACTGCACTTCTGTATTTTTATAGTATTCGATCAATGTCTCGTCATATTCAGCAATTTTTTTCTTTAATTTTTCTATATCTATATACTTTAACAGAACCAATTCAAGTGCTTCTTTTTCATTAACAGAAAACTCTTCTTTACGACTTTGTAATTTTTTGTTAATTATCTTTATAACTTTTTTAATATCAGTCTCTCTCTTAATTGAAAAACTAGGACTTGATATTTCATATTGAACTAACCTAATTAATTCATCATTGTATATTTTTTCAAAAAAATGCTCCATTATGTGGTAATATGATATATATTGCAAAAAAGGACTTTCTGAAGATACTGCCATCTGATAATGATAGATTAAGTCTGGTATATACTTTCTTTTTGGAGGATCTGGGTTCTCGTGGTCTCTCCTAATTCTCATTATCCTCTCTGAACTAATAAATTCATCAAGAAGCTTTATCTCTATAACTGAGAATTCTAAATTATATGCCAAGCTAAACAAATATGCATTATTTAATTTTTCAAATTCGGCATAGCCTCTAGTCTCTTCTGATCTAATTTTTAATGTATCAATTTCACGAAAGAATAGCTTTAAGAATTCGAAGAAATCTTTCTTAGCGTTTTCTTTAGCCCTATCAAACATGACATGACTTAAAAATAGAAAATTTCTTCTAAATTCTTTAAGCATATTAGCTTCACTTAACTTTTCTAATAGAAAAAGTAGATATTCATCTGAAGCCTTACTTAGTTCATAATGAATTTTATTTTGGTAGTCATCCATGCTCAAATACTTTTCTACTATTCTCATGCTCATCCCAGGACGTCGATTCACTCTACGTACTAAAACCTCATAATAATTGCCTGAGTATATTCCAATGCTATCCTTTCCTTTCATCTTGCTCAAATTTTCTGATATCTGATTTATTCTTTCAGCCTCGACTTCAAATTCAATACCTTTGTAAGTTATTTTTATTTTCTCAATATCTTCTTCAATTTCACATCTAAATAATAATAATTGGATTATATCTTTAAATTTAGCTAAATCCACGTTTCTTCCCCCTATTTCCCTTTACACTCATTTCCGCCTTGTTGTCAAATCTACTATCCCCCCACTAATGTTAAAATTATATCATAGTCTTCCAATTCAATTCAAATTCTCATAAAAACACATCAAATATTTTATATTTAGGCACCGTATTATTGAATTTTCAAAGAACATTTTTTTATTTAAGCTATAATATTTTCAAAAACAGACTCGTTATCTACCACAAAAAGTAACCACGCTCTTTAATTTTCTTCCAATCTTCTTCACTCTCAACAGTTTCATGCTTCTGAATATTTCCATAACAATTTACAACTACTTTGATAGTGAGAAACTTCTTATTAAACTTTTTAGTCCATTCTTCTTTGCATGGTTTTATACTCTTAACTTCTTTGATATAACATTCTAATAAGTTCATTTAGTTTGCTCCTTTATTTCTCCACATAATTAGCAACATTCTTTATTAACATGTGGATACTTCCGTCTCCATTATCCTGAATTTCAAACTGATTAATATCTTTGTAAGCATCTTCGGTAATGCTTAACTCTATATCACTGCTTATCTTAAGTTTTAGCTTACTAAGCTTCTTATCTAAATACTCTTTGTCAACAGGTATTTTATCTAACTCCCACTGTTGCATATAGCCTATAAATTTCTTTCTAACTTCTACATCATAAGGATTTATTAGTTCAGCAAATTCATAAGCATCTATAATATCCTTCTCAGTGAGTTCTTTTCTTGTTAATGTTCTAATCTTCTCAGATCTAGCTGCATCCTCATTTATATTACTTCTTGTCCAAACTTCTACTGCAGTAATAAAATCTCTTGTCTTATCTCTATCACTCTCAATAAGCTGACATCCAAGGAACTTATCCACAAAGTAGTTTGACATATATTCATCATTATCTTTTACATAGCTCTTATCAAATACTAGTAGCTCATAATCACCTTTTCTAATAGGTTTTATAAATGCTGCCTTAGGTACCTTCTTAGTAGCTGATAAACCGTCTTTAACACTTGTAATATCAACACCTATTCCATTTTCATAAACATCAATTTTATGAATAAACTGCTTCATAAAGTCAAATCTCAGTATTGCCAACATTGGACCAACTTCACTTACTAATGACACAATAAGTAAATCACAGGAAGGTATATTTGGATTGTCTCGCATGAAACCGAGTAAACTTTTAGCTATTGTCTGCGAAGCTTTTATAATATCCACTCTTCCATTTAGGTACTCTTGACTTATAGTTTTTACATCTGTAGCTTTTTGCTTAAACTTTCCATACTTCAGATATTCATCCTTAAGTACTTTTTCAAGGTGACTTAAAATAAATTTATATCTTTCCTCATTAAGATCTAGCTTGTAATTATTTAAAACTGGTTCCTTTTGGTCATTATTAAGCACCTGAACCACCGCTTCTATTATTGAAATATCTCTAATTTTTTCCATATAAGGTATTCTCCTTTTCAAATTAATAATTATTTGTATCATAGTTATTGGTGAAACTAGTAGAAACATGGTAAAATATTGATAAAAAAGGGGGTTTTACTATGGGTGAAACTAAAATTAATGCAAGTCTAGTTAATGTAGACATTCCCGAATTTCTTGATAAAGCTGCTACTCCTCCGGCTCAAGAAGCCGGGAAAGCTTTGGCTAATATTTTTTATGCAATTTTTAGCCCTATAAACTACAGCGTTGAGAAAATGAGAATTAGACACAACTTAAACTTAAAAAAGTATGAAGAAGAACTTAATGAAGAGTTAAATAAAATACCTGAAAATAAACTTGTTGAACCACCCCTTAATGTTGTTGGTCCAGCTATAGAATCATCAAAGTTCTACATAGAAGATGAAAAAACAAGAAAAATGTTTGCCAAACTTATTGCATCCTCTATGAACATTGACCTTGCTTCTAAATCTCATCCATCATTTGTTGAAATTATTAAACAATTAAGTCCATTAGATGCTTCAAACTTTAAAATTATCTTTGAGGGAGAGCGTCTTCCAATTGTTAAATATCTCGGTGTTGATCAATTTGGTAATTCTGCAACAGCTATTACTAATGTTTTTTTATCAAATACTGCATATGGTTTTACTTCGATTATTGCTTCCTCAATTAGCAATCTTGAAAGATTAGGGTTAGTATCAATAACCTATACTGATAGATTGGCCGATGATAACGAATATTTGATGTTTTATACTGATCCTGATTATTTGAATTTAATGGATGAAATAAATAAAGAGAGAATGGAGGACCCTAATTATTTTTACCTTACAACAGACATAAAAAAGGGGATTATATCGTTAACTCCATTTGGTCAAGATTTTGCATCAATCTGCTTATAGATCATCAATCTTTTGAGTGTAAGTATCACCACTACACTCAAAACATTTTAATCTTTCATATAATAGCTGCACTCATATCCATCAGCCTTAAGTGGCAATCCTTTTGCCCACTCAATTGGCTCACCAAATATCTTATTAACTTCTTCTAAATTTCCAAATCCTATAGGTACATCCATTATTAATTCATCATGTACATGCATTACTACTGGATACCCTGCTTCTTCAACTTTAAACATAGCCTCAGCTAAACAGTCTCTTGCCGTAGCTTGAACAATATTTTCTACTAGCTTTGGTCCATAAGTTTCTAATTTAGTCCACTGTTTACTTGTCTGCTCCATTCCTTCATAAGTGATAACATCGCTATCGTATTGCCCTTTTTCGATCTTAGGTCGTATATAGCTTAGTTTTCTTCCACTTGATAATTGAATGAATAGAATACCTGGATTATAGATAAACTTAATTCCATGTTGTATTTCAACAGTTGTTCTTTCCCTAATTGCTTTCTTAGCTGCTTTATCTACATCCCACCAAAATTTTGTTATATTAGGATTAGCACTTCTCCAACTTTTAACTAAGCCCGGAAGTTCTTCTTCAGGAATACTTTTACTTTTATCCATTGACATAATAGCTCCAACACTGCCACCATATCCTAGTGCTAATTCTGCTATCTTACCTTTTTGTCTAAGATCTGAACCTTTTTTAATACTATCTATAGGTACATGAAACATTTGACTTGCTGAAGCTTCGTATATCTTTCCATGAGTTTTGAATACATCTAATCTCCAGTTCTCTCCTGCAAGCCATGCTATTACTCTAGCTTCTATTGCTGAGAAGTCGGCTACCATAAATCTATTCCCTTCACTTGGTATAAAAGCTGTTCTAATAAGTTGGCTTAAGGTATCTGGAATACTATCATATAAGAATTCGACTTCATCAAACTTACCTTCTCTTATTAAATTCCTAGCGTTCTCTAAGTCAGGTAAATGGTTTTGTGGAAGGTTTTGTACTTGTACTAATCTACCAGCCCACCTACCAGTTCTATTAGCTCCATAGAACTGTAGTAAGCCCCTTACCCTTCCATCTGTACGTCTAGCTTTTATCATGGCCTCATACTTCTTTGTGGAAGTTTTAGCCATAAGTTGTCTAAGTTCTAGTATCCTTACAACGTTAATTTCATCTTGTATCTCAGCAACTTCTATAAGAGCTGGTATACTATCTTTAGTAAGACTATTAACCTCAAAGCCTACGCGGTCGCTAATCCATTTTTTAAGCTGTGTAGGACTATTTGGATTATCTAATCCTGTAAGCTCTCTAGCTTCATCCTCAAGCATTTTAGCGTACCCTAAATCACATTTAATAGCATTCTCTATAAGTGCAATGTCAGTGTTAATTCCTCGGTCATTAATTATTTGATCTAGTTCCCACAATCTCTGTTCTTTATCTAAAGTTTCATATCTACTTAACTTATTTCTTATCTCTCTTTCAACCTCAACGTCTTGTTTACAGTAAAGCTTAAATGTTTTCCACTTATCCGGTGCATGTTCTGGAAGGTTTCTAGTTCTTTGACCATTTGTTTTAGTAGGTTTGCAAGGCTTACAAAAATATTGAATTAAGGCTTTACCTTCCTTCATTTTCTGCTTATCTTCAGCAAATTTAAGTACCTTACCAACCATATCTAAGGAACCAGGTAAACCTATAGTTAAAGCTTTTACCATAGTACATTGCCATTCCCGAGGTGGTGTTGTAGTTTTAAAGTATTCTGATATAGCATTTCTTTCAAAGTTAGCATTGAAAGCTGTTTTAATAATATTGGGATTTTGAAGAGCTGCTTCTACTTCATCAGGTATGAATTCACCTTGTGCAAGGTCTATTATTTGAACTGGTTCATCATTGAATGCATAAGCAAATAGTAATATCTCAAAGTCCGGGGACTCACAGTACTTGTAAGCCCCTGAAACTTTAATATCTACACTGCTATATGTTTCAACGTCTATAGCTAATGTATTCATACTTTATTCATCCTCACTAAATGCAACATGTAAAATTTCACATCTATTTTCATTCTGATTTATCCACTCTAGCGCAATATCCTCCGAATCATTTTCAAAAGGTATTGCCCTAGGTCCATCTAATTGATTTTTTCTTCGATAAATAATCCAAATCATACTACTAACCTAAGAAATCTTCTTCATCTGCTTCTAAAGCTTCAAAATCATCTTCAGCTCTAGTAAATCCTCCTAATGGCTCACCATCTTCAAGCTTTTGGACATTACCTAGTCCTGCAGCTATTCCTTTATTACCGCTAGCACTGAATGGATAGAAGTTAAGTGTTAATCTTGCATAGCATCCTGAATAAACTTCAGTAGCATCTAATATAGGTTGTACATTAGCATCAACAATGCCTGGCTTATTTTTGCTTGAAGCATTTAAAAAATAGCAGTTAGCATAAGCTTCATCATCAGGTCTTTCAGCATCTCCATCTCTTAAAGGTGTCTTAAGATTTGGAGGTACCTTACCGCCCCACTTACCCTTACCTTGTTCCTTAGCTTCATTTACAGCTTCTTTAATGGCCTTTAAAGTGTCTGTATCGGTCTTAGAAATTATTACACTAACTGAATACTTAGGTTCATTTCCTTCTATTGCATGTGGCTCAAAAAGGTGTGCATATGATAATCTAACCTTTCCTGTAGTTACCTTAGTTCCTGTTCTCTTTGCTTTTAAAATTGCCATAATAAAATCTCTCCCTTTTATTCAAATTTTTATTTATTAATATTGATTTGCTTTACTCTGTTCCACGGTATTACATTTGTTATATTGTCATCTTTATCTAATGCAACTACCCAAGTTGATGAAATATTAGATTTAATCCTATATTTATCACAAACAATAATTTCTACTTTCCCAAGTACATGTGAAAAAATAATAATTTCAACTTTAGATTCCATAACTTACCTCCTTAGTTAACTCACTTCCTCAAAGTCACCTTTAGCTGAGTTAAATACTTCTCTCTTATCACTTTCAGGTGCTAGGGTAGGTTTGCCTTGTGGTTTAACGATAAGCTTGCCTACAAGCTCTGCAAGCTTTTTCTTACCTACAACCTTCTCCATGTTAGTTAACCCTTGAAGTTCTTGGGGCTTGTAGATCTGTTCTTTTAAGTAATTATTATTTAGGAGTACTTCAGCTACTTTATCAGCATCTGTATATTTTCTATTAGCTCTACCTTCAACAACCTTCCAACCTGGGAACACTGTACCTTCTAAAGCTTGGTCTAAAGCATATTCCTTAACATCTGTAGCCCACTTAACTAGTTCATCAACTTTGCCTAAGATATCGGCTATATCATTTTCGCTAAGAGTATCAGTTGTCCTAAATTCGTATTTAGCTAATTCAAGATTTTTATCAGCTCTTGCTTTACAAACTGATTTAGCTCTACAGAAACCACAGTGTTCTCCAGCTAAATACTCACCTTCACCATCAAAAGCTTGCTTTGCTATAGGCTTTAGATCTTCCTCAGCCCACTTTAATAAATCAGCTGTAGTAATTTCATCTGTTGAAATACTATCTAGTCTAGGTTGTATGATAGTCATTTTTACTTTTTCGATATCATAAAGGAAACTAAACTCAGCTATAGCTCCTAATGCATAAAGCCTCATTTGTTTATTACCTTTTGCACTTACAGGTACGCCCTTACCATATTTAAGGTCGCATATCTCCATAGTTCCATCTGCTATTATCACAAAGTCACCAGTACCAAACCCCTCAGGTACCCACTCGCTAAAATCTAGTTTTTGCTCTATCTTAAATAGTGCATCAGGTGTCTTTGCTTTAGCTTCTGAAACCTTCTCCATACAGGTTTCAACATACATATCTACATAGTCAGGCATATCATTTGTAAATAACTCGTTTGACTCAATCTTTTTAGCAAACTCACTGTTAAATTTTCTCTTAGTAATTTCTCCAAGTTGTAGCTTTAAGCTTAATTCTCCTAGCTCATGTGCTAGAGTTCCCTCAGCTGCATACTCACTTGACTTGTTTTCAAATTTTTCTTCTAACCTTGCTGAAGGAGGACAGTTCATCCACTTATAAGCTCCACTAGCACTTAATATCGCATGTTTAGCCATTAAAGCAATCCCTCCGCTTCTTGATAAACTGCAGCATATTGTTCTTCTTTTAAGTCAGGTACTTTACTTGCTCCATACTTAGCTACTAGTGCTTTAACTTCTTTTTGCTTACCAGCTTTCATAACTTTACCTAATAGATCTCTAATCATTTCCTTAGTAACCTTAACTTCTGTTTCTTCATTTGGAGTGTCTTCAGTTACTGCTTCATCCTTATTTTCTTCTTCCTTATCAGGTGTAAACACTTGAACTGGCTTAGTAATTTCAACATCTTTATTATCCATAATAACCTTGCTTTCTACTGGTTTAGATGTTCCTTTAATAGCTTGTTTTATAGCTTCCTTAGGCTCAGTACCTACCTTCCCAAAAGTACTAGTGAAAGCTAATATTTCCTCAACTGAATTAAACTCTGCTACAATTTTCATAAACTATTTCCTCCTCGTTTTATTAACATTTTCTATTGTGTGAGAGTCAGCTCCTAAAGCCTTTTCTCTTTCACGCCTTAACTTCTCATATCTGTCATTAACATACTTGTGCATGAACTCTGATTTACTTAATTTAGTCATAGCCTTAGCCCTCCAAGAACATCTTAGTTTCAAAGGCTTCTATATCTATCTTTTGAACAATGTGCTTAGTGGCATTTTCTATATGCTTCTTATTGCTGGAGTATCTAATGAATGTTCCAACTGAATAAAAGTCATTAGTTGGAACTACTACGATATCTCCCTTTTTAAGATCTTCAATATCTGTCAAGTATGAGTATTCCATGAAGTCATAAAGACCTTTAAAACTTATTAGTGCTACTCTACCATCCAAGTTATGTCCTCCTTGTATAGTTTTTTTCAGTATGATATACTGAAGTTGCAAATTTTAATTTTCGGTTGCTTCGGCAACTCTTTTTTTATTACACACCATATTTTTACTTGTGCAGGCTTTTACGCAGTCTGCCTTATTTTTGCAGTAAAAGCAGCATAGTATATTCTTTTCATCTATAGGGCATTTACCTTCACTGCAGAAAATCAATTTTCATACCTCCTTTGCTTAAACTTCGCTTTTGTAGCCTCACCTCCCTTAATGCTTCTAACCTCGATATGATGGTCCAATATGGCTCTAACTTGCTTGTATAAAACTCCATCTAGCTTAGGCAATCTTTCAGTCATATCTTTGTGAACTGTGCTTCTAGAGTAGCAAAATAGTTTAGCTGCTTCTCTTATAGTTAGATCACTCATAACGATATGTGCTGCAACTTCTTTTACTCTATCTTCGATTAAGCGTTCCATCTTTACTCACCTCCTTCTTCAATATCTAAAGTAGACTCACTTTCATGTAATGCTCTTAAAGTAGCCTGTTTTAATGTCCTTGTAATTTGAATACACTCTTCAGTATTGAGTAATCTATAGCTCCTTAAAAACGATACTGCTAAGACTTCATTATCAGTTACCTTCAGGCCTGTATCTTGGTCTAAAGAGTTTAAAAGTTTATACTTTTCCATTACTTTTCACCATCCTTATTTTTCTTATTTGGCATTGCTAATAATCCTATAGTCATAGCCCCCCACATAAGGTAATAAATTTTATCGGATGCCATAATATCGCAGTATTTGCTAAGTAGCAGTATTCCGCCTATTGCAAAAATCTTAGCTTGTTTATCATTTAGTTTCACTTAAACCACCAGCTTGTATATTGCTAAGGAAATAGTTTAAGCATAGATTTTTTAGGTAAAACTCATATTCAACTGCTTGCTCAAAGTCCATATTGAGTGACTTACATATCAATTCGATAAGTTCTAATCTAGTAATGTAAGTGTCTATTTCATCATGTGTATTCTCTTTTTTATCCTCCGTAAATACTAATTCATATCCCTCATTTGTAGTGATAAGATCTGTTATATAAGCTGTTTCCATAGCTTACCTCCATTTAAGTATTTACGAATTATCTTATAGAGCTATCTTGGCTCTTAGCTGTTTCAAAGCTATCGTTATCTGACGAGATATATAACTTTGAGATAGCCCTAAAAATTCAGCAATTTCATTTTGGGTTTTATTTTTATAGAATTTTAGATAAATAATTTGCTTTCTGTTAGGTGCTAGAAGGTTTAAGTTGATACTTGATAGAGCTACATTTTTTAGAGCAACTTCTTCATAGTCTGTTTGATCTGAAATAATATCAAGTAACTCACAATTTTCCGTATCAGCTACTGACACATTTAGACTTGGAACATTAAGATGTCTTTTCATTTTTCTGTGATACATCCCAATTTCATTTGTAATAACTTTACCAAGGTATGTTGAGAAATTTATATTCTTGGAAATATCATAAGAATTATAAGCTTTAATAAATGCTAGTCCACCAACTTGATAAAGGTCATTATATTCGTGGTAGTCATAGCAGTCACAGTTCTGTATAATTTTTCTGATAAGTTTTTCAACCTTTAAAAAGGCTTCATCTTTAGCTAAATTATAGATTCCATCACTAAACTTTAGCTTTTTCATGTCTATCTCCTTATACTCTTATAGTTAGTTTTTTGCCTGTCTTTACTTGAACGAACACATAGTCATAAGCATTTCTACTAAATCTTAAGAACTCTCTAGGATTAAACCCTTCATGCCTTAGAATTTCTTTTTCATACTTAGTTAGCTTCTTAGCCAATTTAAACTACCTCCTATTGATGAACTTATCAATCTCTTCAAAAGTATATAGATCTTTGTTACCTATAGTCTTAGGTTTTATTTGCCTAGCCTTCTTATATCTCCCTAAAGTTCTTTTAGAAATTCTTAGTATTTTAGCAGTTTCGTCTGTTGTAAATAACTTAAGCTCTTCCAACTCTATCCCCCCCCCTATATTTTCTTTTGGATTCTTTAATCCCTACATGATATCCACAGGCATCAATTATCTCGTCTGTTGTACAGTCATATGCTTTCAGCATCTTCAGCACAGTTTGTACGGAAGGTATTCTGTCAGATCTCTCGTATTTCCTATAAGTTTCTAGTTCCACATCTATCTTATCCGCTACTTCTTGTGCTGTTTGTCTTTTAATAGCTCTTAAGCTCTTAAATGTGTTTGTTCTCATGCTTTATTACCTCCCCGTGTTTTTATAATAGCACCTATTGTGCTAATTAAAAAACACAATTTGTGCTAATATTTTTCCATTAAATTAATACATATTCCACATAATTCCTAGTGCAAGTAGATAGGGGTATTTTACTTTCGATTTCTTGATTTTTGGCACATAGTGTGCTAAAATCGACCTAAAAGTAAAAAAAATTTTGAGGTATAGCTATGGATGGTTCAATCTTAAAAAAGCTACGTAATGAAAAAAAACTTACTCAGGAACAGTTAGGCGCGCTTATTGGCAAGAGTGACAGCGCTATAAGAATGTATGAGGCAGGGAAAAGAGATCCTTCGTTTGAGACTCTTAAATTAATATCTGAAGTTTTAAATGTTAGCATTGAATATTTATTGACAGGAAATAATGAGAATGAAAGCAAAACTTCTAGCATTGTAAGTAAGATTATAGATCAACTTATAGCAAATGATGTGATTACAGATTCAGATAGTATAGATAAAGAAGTAGAAGAAATGATTATGTTTGCAGTAAGGACTGAAATAGATAAAAAGCTAAAAAATAAAGACCAGGAGGATTAACCCTCACTAGTCTTTATTTTTTGTTTCTTTATATGGTCAATTATAGTTTTTATATTATCTTCAGTTAACACATTAATATTCTCTGTCCCCAATAATGAAATCAATAGCGAAATCAAAATACCCCCTCCTTGTTACATTTATCATAATATAACAAAAAGTGGGTATTTAAAATGCAAAAAGTTTCTTTTATATTGTCGAAAATGGCACACTATCTAAATAGGATCAGTAATCCCAGGTTCACCCATAGGTCTAATGGAATTAGCACCTATAGTAGCTGATAGAACACTTACTAAGCAAAAAGCTGCTAATACTAATGACATTTTCCTTTTCATTTAAATCACCTCTAGATAATTATATCATATTTTTCCAAAAATTATGATATTAGCTTTATCATTTCTGTATCATTTGTAAATTTTAGTATCACTTTTAATAATAATCTATCAGATATTTTTAGGTTATACTGCTTTATATTATTGATTATTTTAAAAACTTCTAATTTTTCATTTTCAAAATAATCAATAACTTTTTCAAAAACTGTATTCTGATTTATTTCACTATTCATGTTAGAAAAGACCTCCAGTAGCATAGTAAAATCAATATAAACATCATTTTTTTGATTAGTATCAATATCTAGCTCTAACTTATTATATAGGATATTATATTTACACTGAGTAGATACTTCCCGAATAAACTCATAAGCTCTATTTAAATATTCTCTAGCTTGTCTATACTTCTTTTGTTCATGATATAAAGAAGCTATATTACCATAGCTATTAGCAATTATAGTATTATCTTTAGATATCCTAATTATTTTAAAATACACTTTTTTTGCACTATCATAATTCTTCAATTTTGTTTCAATATTGGCTTCAAGAGTCAACACTTTTTCTTCATACTTTCTTAATTTTAGCTTTTTAATAATTTCTATATAATTTAATGCATCATTATACTTTCTTTCTTTATAATAGGCAGTTGCTAAATTGAAATAGAAAGATATCTGTATTTCCTTATCACAACATTGCTCTATATCTTTTTTATGAGTTTCAGCCAAATGTATTATCGTCTTAAATTCGCCCTTAGCATAATAGGCTCTTATCAACATTATATTCATATCAATAATAATGCTTATTGATATATCTCGTTTTAAAACTTCTTGTGCATATAAAATTATTAAATCACTATTAGCATATAAATCGCTCTTAAATACATGAATAGCTTTAGTACACAAGCTGATGAAATCACTATCAACCATTTGTCTTAGTGCTTCATCTAAAGCATTAAGTGATAATCTATCAACTTTTTTTTCTAGGTCTGAAAGTATTTTCTCTATATCGAAGTGTGTGATCCCCAATAAAAAGTTAGTACTAACTTCATAATCTAACGCTATATTTTTTTCCTTTTGTATGTTTAATATCTTGTCTCTCAATTTAATAGCTTGTATAGGACTAATTTCTTTTTTTCCTCTCTCCAATTTCGAAATTACTGTCCTACTTATCTTTTCACAAACAAGATCATCCTGTGTTATATCTAAATCATTACGTATCATCTTTAATATTTCGTTAGTTCTCAACTTTTTCACCTCTTTGCAACTTCAATCTATATTAATATAGTACAACCTACATTGTATACTGTCAATAGAAATTGTACAACTCTTATTAACTTTTTACAATAAATATTGTTATAGTACAATATATATTGATTTTTTATAATATTAATTATATAATTAGCATATATTAATGCTATAAAGTATATGGGGGTTATAACATGGATTTAAAAAAAGAAATTAAAGCTCTTTTGGCTCTTCGAGACATGACAATGAAAGAATTAAACGATAAGCTCAATGAGTCAAAAGAAAATCCCACGGGTGCGCAAAACCTATCAACTCGCCTCAGCAATGGTACTTTAAAATATAAAGAAGTTGAAGAGATACTAAGCATACTAGGCTATCACATAGTGTGGGAAAAGAATGTCGTTTAATAAACATTATAACAAATTACGTTATAACTGCATGAATTTCTTTCGACCAATTTTAACGTTTAATATGATATTCTACTATATTTAATTAATGACACAATAAAATCAAATAAATATTTTTTATAAATATAATATAATTTAAATATTAAACAAAAAAAATTAACATATATGCTAGAACTTTATTACTGAAGTGTTAATTTATTCAAACTTTTTCACTATAATATTCGTTAAACATTATATTTACACGATGTTACATTTATAGAAGTTCAAAATTAACATAATGTCGATAAAAAAGTGAGGCGCTGTCATGTCTGTTACTATAAAGAAAAGACATTCCAAACGTCTAAAAATGGATCTATATTCTTACGAAATAGATTTTATAGACGAGACTACAAAAGAACGAGTAAGAGAAACTGGAAGTGGATTTACTACTAAGACTGAGGCTAAAAATGTAGGCCGTGAAAGAGAGATAGAATTAAAGAAAAAAACAGCTCTTGGTTTCAAAAGTACAAAAATAAAATTTCAAAAATATATTGAGGATTGGCTATTAACTATAGAACCTCAGCTTACTAACTCAACCTGGAAAAGATATAAAATTGCTGTTGACAAAATACTAGTACCTGAGCTTGGTGATATGTTTTTGAACAAAATAAAACCAACAAATATAAATAAGCTTTATTTGCACTGTATCAATGATTTAGGCAACTCTTCTACAACTGTTAGACAATATCATTGGATACTCTCAAAAGCCTTTAAAGACGCTCTAAAGTGGAAAATAATCGAATACAATATAATGGACTCTATCGAGCCACCTAAGAAGGTAAAAAAAGAGCTTACTGTGTATGATAAGGATCAGTTATTTAAACTTCTAGATAGGATAAAGCATATGACTGTCTATATGCCAGTACTAATAAGCTCTACAACTGGTATGAGACTAGGTGAAGTTTGTGGTTTACGTTGGAAGGATGTTGACTTAGATAACAAAGTTATCTACGTTACAAGGCAGCTACAAGAAGTAAAAGGTAAGCTAGAGCTTTTGGAACTAAAGACATCTACATCTAAAAGAGCTATACCTATCATAGAAGATACCAGGAGGGCTCTAGAAGATCTAAAAGATATTTGTGAATATAATAAATCTAACCATGCTAATTACCATAAAGAAGGCTTTGTTATTTGCAAAGGAGATGGTACTCCTTATGATCCTGAGTATGTGTCTAGGAATTATAGAAGGGTCATGAAGCAGTATAAAGTTTGTACTGATTTAAATATACCTTACATCAGATTTCACGATTTAAGGCACACATATGCAACCTTAATGCTAGAAGCTGGTGTTAATCCTAAGATAGTTTCCGGATTACTTGGACATAACACAGTAGGTATGACTTTAAACACTTATAGTCATAGATTACCTAGATTTGATGAAACTGCAGTATCTAAATTAGAAGATTTATTATCTCCCGCAAAAAATGATTCCCCGCAAAATTCCCCGCAAAATTGA